ATGACAATTGAAAAATATCGAAAAAACTTAACGGCGTGGATTGAAAATTTCAGGTTATCTGAGTCAATAAATAATAATAGTAAATTCATAGACATTGAGTTTTTAACTAAGTGTCTAACAAATGCCAAGTTCAATAAAGAAGCGAGTGTTGAAGATCTTTATAAGTTTCGCGGAGAGATATTTAAACTCTATTCCAAGACAAAACATATCGTTAGTGAAATAGAAAATAGAGACCTTTTATTTACAGGCCAATTTGAAGATAAAATAATGAACTTTGAAGAGCTCGGCATTAAGACCAAGACTTTCGAATGTATTGTTGCTTTTGAAGATGACTTCAGTATGCTTAATATTTTGCCTGGAACAGTATTTGAAGTTGATGAATTGCTTTATGCTAACGTCAGCAACATGGTAACAGGATCCTACAGAGAACTTATTACAGACTCGAACAGTAAACTAAAAGAGTATTTTGAAAGCGGAGAGAGTGCAATATTAAATCTTAAGATTCTTGAAGAATGTTTTAAACCTAAAGATTAGCAAAATAATTAAATATAGATAAGTTACGATGTCTTTTGTAGCATATCCAAAAATCCTGAGACATAGATAATCGATGTAAATTGCACCCCTTTTTACACCCCGTAAAATTAAAACACATAAAAAATGCCCTTATTATATCAATAAGGGCATTTTTGGTTAATTTAACTGTGGAGCCGGAGGGATTTATTTACTAATTTTATTAGAACTGAAAGTCAATAAGTTACCTTTTTTGCTAAGATTTGGTGTAAACAGGGTTAGCTATTTTCATAATAATTTCTTTTCCAAAGCTGAAATTCTGCTTTCTTGCTGCTGGATTTTTTCATTTTGATTGTTTATTATCTTGAGCAAATAAAGATTGTTTAATTCCATCTTTTTAAGCGCCCTTTGAATAATATCCAGTTGCAGGTTCAACTCATTTAAATCTGTTAACAAACCACCTTTAGGCTGCTCTTTGCTTTGAGGTTTACCATGACCGGTATCAAACCAAGCCTGGTTAAGCCCAAACTCTTTTACCAACTGCACAATAAATTCGTACCGGATGGGGAGTTTGCATATCTCCATAAAAGAGAGCGTGCTTTGAGCAATGCCTAACTTTTTAGCTGCCTGCGTTTGGCTTTTATCAATATACTGCTCTCTGAATAATCTTAGACGGTTGGCCAGTGTTTTATCATGTATAGGCTGCGCAACGCCAGGGGTCGGTATTTTTTCTTTTGTTGTGTTCATTTTGTTGTCGGTAGGTATGTAAAGGTGAACCAAATATGGGTTGCTGGTTGATAGCTGCTTTTGAATTCGTTTTCGAAGTAGATATTATTTGAAATTGCCTGGTCAAAAATTATTCTTAGGTGTTCGGCCGTTATTTCCATCCTCTTTTCGGGTGTGTTGAACATATTACAGGAGAACCGGCCCTTAATTGGTTCTTGCTCATAACCATAAGGGTTAACACCCAGGTATATCGCATCTGGTGGTCCTTTTTTATACCATCCGGGCCCGCCTACAAGCATTCCACCTGTCGGCCATAGATCACTGCCGTTGAGGTAGCTTTCATGCAGTATATGCATCGCTGTGTCAATCACATCAGTTATGATCTCGCACTGGATCTGCTTTTGCTCCGGGGTATCTACTTCGCGCTTGGGCATGGTTAAAATGATTCTGGGTTTGTAAATGTGCCATCTGACTGATATTTAAAAGAAAATCTTCCTAATACCATGTTACCAAAGCTGTTTTTGCTGTAACAATCTAAAAATATCTGATGATAGTGCGTCTTATTAAGATCTGATTTACTGGCTACTTTTAAGCTTTGTCTTATACCGTTTATGTCTGCCATTATAGAGTTAAATTTAACTCTAATCGGTTCTATTTGCTCTTTTAACCTTTGAAGAGTATACAAATCATCTTTGTATCTTTGAGTGCTTGTATCAGTAGGCAAATATTTTAACATTCTGTTATATTGACTTTTCTTTTCTTTAAAATCAACATTGTTTGTTGTGTCGGATACTAAAGAGTCAGTATGAAGACCTTGTAATATTTCATCACAAGCATCTTTTAACGTCACTGGATATACATTTATCTTTTGTAGCTTATAGCTGTATGGGTCTTTGAAATTTAGATTAACATAATAGTCTTTGAACCATGCCTTTGCCTTTAATTTAATTTTTTCTATTTCAGATTGTTTTTGAGAAACTTTTTTTTGAGCAAAGCCATTAAAGCAAGCTAAAATCAATAAAAAAAATACAGATACAGTTTTGATATTAATATTCTTCATATACTCTTACGCCTCCAATCGCGTCAACACTAATAATACCTGGAGTAACAGTCGCTTTTGAGATCTTAGAACTAAAATATATGTTGATACTTGTGCCGGTATTCCCTGTCTTTTCCCACTTTAATAAATTTTTATCAGTAACATTAGAATTATCGATAAGCCTATAATTATCATAAACTTCTGTTTGCGATTTAAACTCAAGTACATAATAAAACTTTCCAGCCCCGCTGGAGCTTGTAAAGGCGTAAGCCCTATATTTATGTCCTACCAATAGGTTGCTTGGATTTTCATCTGCCTTATTTTTATCTTTTTTGCAGGAAAATAAGATTAGGCAAATTGATATCAGGATAATTGATAGTACTCTTTTCATTTTATGATATTGGTTTAAATTATTCATCTATTTTCTTAACTACATTAAAAATCTGCTCTATATCATCCAGTCGGAGATTTTCGTCCGCGTATTGCTTTTTATCAGGGTTGAGCGAGTGAATGGTGATGATACCTTTCTCTACATCGTGATTAATGATCTGCTTGATAAGGATACCCTCTGTTTTATGAACTATTATCCAGGCATCGTAATTATTGGTATGCAGTTTATACTGCCAATGATGCCTTTGTAATTCCCGGCCAACAACTTTTACCCCATCAAATATGCTCCTTCTAAACAGGCCCGGCTCTAAGGTAGTCATGCTATCACCCTTAACTTCAAATGCCAGGTAATGTCCGCGGTGCTGCTTGAATACATCAATGGAAATATATTCGAGGTCCTCATAGTAATCAGGATCTTTAAAACCGCGCAGGTAACCGGCGAATGCTTTATGAGGTACAACCGGTATCCTCATTCTTAAAGTTCCATCTGGTTGTTCTTCGAAACGCGATCCATCATTATCATGATCACTCGGATCAGCTGATATATGAAGCGGAATAGCTTCAAGGCGAGGATTTGATTTTTTGTTATTCAACATTTCTCCCTCTCCAGTTTCAAGCCATTTAATATTGACCGAATGAATAATTTCTAACTGTCTTTTAATCTTATCAGATACGCCAATTCCATTTTTAGATCTAATCACGTCAGAAAGCCCACCAGCAGTAATATTCAGACTTTTAGCAAAATCGGCCTGATTCTTAAAGTTGAGTTCGTTGATAAGAATTTTTAATCTTTGATTTTCAGTCATTTATAAATAAATAATAAGAATGTTCTTAATTTTCTTGTAAATAAGAATATTCTTATTTACATTTGTATTGTTCAATAACAACAAAGATAAACATTAACAATCAACGCAGAAATAGCAAATAAGTACTACCATGAGCCTACTACCTAAAAATTACGATGTACCTGCCATAAACCTACCCCTGGGCATATTGACCAAAAGGGAGATCGAGATAGTTGAGCGGGCAATATTCCCTGACAAGCAAATCGCCTGGGACCTTGACATTAGTTATTATACTGTTCTGGCCCATTTAAAGAGTATCAGGAACAAGACAGGTATTCAGGATGGAAGGCAGCTGGTGTACTTCGGCATGAAGAAAGGTTTAATCAATTAATAATTATGGAAGTAGTAAAACCACAAAAAGGGACTACCTGGACCGGGATATTAACCGGCATGGAAATAGGGCAGGAGTTGCCGGCATCCATTGATGATCGTAACACGGTTGCTCCATTGATCAGCAGGCAATTGAAATACTCTCACCCGGGTATGAAATGGAGAACTGCAAAATCGGGTGAAGATACTTTAACAATAATCAGAGTAGCCTAATGAAAACCATAACTAAAGAACTTCAGCGCACCAATATGAGTTTATTGTCATTGTTCTGCGCGGCAAACTTTGATCCTAATCGGATACATATTGCGGATCATGATTTGTCTGATCACTTCCTAACCTTATATCTGGAAGACAAGAACAATATCAAGTCTACTCTGGACGAGACGCTCATGTTCAAATTACCAATATCAAAATTTGAAGAGATCATATTAGCTGAAGAACTTAATAGTTATGAAGGTATTCTTTATAGCGAGCACGGCAGGCCATATGATGGGAGGATCATGATTAACGAGCCTATCAAATGGTTCACACAGGACGCTACCGCCGGAGAACAATCCGAAGCTCTTGAAATAGTTAAAGGTCACATTTTAAAATCATCTACAAGGCCATGATACAATTATTGATTTTAATACCAATGATGATGCTGTGTATCATTATGGTGTTATCAGGCTTAAGGTTAGCCACAATTTTAACAGAGGGGAATTAACATGCAAGGTGTATCTATCATTGAAACAGCAACCCTTGAAGCCCTGATATCAGAGGTTAGAGATTTGAAAGACTTTGTAGCTAAGACAGCTTCAGAGTTAAGCGATGCAAAGAAGCCTTACCTGACAGCTCAGGAAGTTATGGAGTTAACCGGATTCAGCATAGACTGGGTTAACGACCATAAGCAGGATATAGGCTATTCAAATATCGGCAGGACTATCCGCTTCAAACGCAAAGATGTAGAGGCCTACATGGATCAAAACTACTTTAAAACCAAATCACCAAGGAGGAAATAAACATGATCATCACACACGAAACTACCATTGAAGAGTACGAAGCATGGTTAGCTACTAATCCAGACTTCAGTTCATTTAAAAGGGCTGTAAGATCAACCTTCAGGACTATCTATAAAGGTATAGCCCGGGTAAAGATGATCATTACCAAAAAGAAAAGGTCATGCCTTGTGTATAAAGTAGGTTTGGTTATTTATCCTGTTTCCTATAATCCTAACGAACCATTGAAAGGATCTGACTATCTGGAATGGCGGGCATATGTAAAGGAAGAGGTAAGGAATACAGCTAACCACATCCGCCGCCTATCACTTTTTGAATTCCTGAACAATGAGCCATGGGCTAATAACTTATATGCTCAGCGCCTGGACAGGATTAACAAGTTGGAGGATTCTATCGGGATGGAGTCGGCTGTGTATCAAGCATTGGAAGTATTAAGTAGTACCACTAAAAATTAAAATATCATGGAACTTAAAAAAGCAACCAGAAGTAAAGTAAAGCTTCGTTTAAACATATCTGCTCCGAGTGGTGCCGGTAAAACTTATTCAGCACTACGCATGGCCAAAGGCCTATGTGGTGATTGGGAAAAAGTCGCAGTTATTGATACCGAGAATGAATCTGCAAGTCTTTACTCAAACTTAGGTGGGTTCAATACAATCGGTCTGACTGCCCCATATACACCCGAAAAGTACATACAAGCAATTGAAATATGCGAAAAGGCAGGCATGGAAGTTATTATTCTGGACAGCACTACCCATGAGTGGAACTGTGTTATAGAGGAAAACGAATTATTGGCTCAAGCTAAATTCCGTGGCAATACCTGGTCGGCCTGGTCAGTTACCACTCCACGTCATGATAGGTTTGTAAACAAGGTATTACAATCTACAGCCCACATCATCACATGTACACGCTCAAAAATGGAGACTGTTATGGGCGAAGACAAAAAGGTTAAAAAGGTTGGGATGAAAGACCAGCAGCGCGAAGGCTGGGAGTATGAGTTGACCGTATCACTTAACATTGACCGCGATACTCACCTGGCTATACCAAGCAAGGACAGGACCGAGTTATTTGAAGGAAAAAATCCTTTTCTTATTACTGAGGCAACCGGTGAAGAGATCAGAAGCTGGTGTGAAACAGGTGCAACTATGAAATCTGCAGCTGATAAACTACGTGAAGCAACTACGCTGACCGAACTGGCCAATGTATATAAGTCTTTGCCTGTATCAGACCAAAAAGAGCAAATGAAGCTGAAGGATGAGCTAAAAGCTAAGCTAACCTCTGCTACTGCCTAATGTCATACTCAAAAAACGCTTTTATTCAGTACCAGGAATCTGAATATCAAGAAACTGAAATCTCACAGATCAGAAATAACTTTTTGCTGCCGGTTAAACCAAAGCCGGCAGCATCACCAAAACAAATTAAACTACATGGAAAATCTTAACTTATTCCTACAGCCGGCCCAGCAAACTGAATTGGTGCCCATTGAGGATAAAAGCCTTTTAACAGCTAATAAGGCAGAGCTATCGGAAATAGCCAGTAAAATATTGGAGGCGGTTGATGATGGCATCGCCGACCCTTTGAATACGACTATCATGGCAAAGAAGGGAGCCTACATCTTTGATGCTGTTATTGAAGGAATGAAAGGTAAGGCAAAGCTACCTGAAGGCAAAAACTACCAAAAACATAGCTGTGATATCAGGGAGCAGGCTACTGGTGTCAGGTATTACTTTGAAGGGTGCAATGATTCGGTGTGGGATGCCTTAAATATGCAGATCCTTGTATTGCAAGAGAAAAAAGCTGACAGGGAAAAACGGCTGAAAACAATAACAAAGCCGGTTGAAGTGGAGGATGAGTTTGACGAAGAAACGGGCGAGGTTATAATGTCGGCCAGAACACTTAACCCGCCAGTAAAAATAGGGGGACAATCATTAATCTTCACGCTTAAATAACATGGAATCACAGCAAATAAACTATGCTATCTATCCCAGTGTGTTAGATGCATACTTGCGGTTCAAACGCAAAGATGACGATGAGACATTCCAAGGTGTTTTCAACAAGATCAACCATGTTAAAACTGAGCAAACCGAGCAGCAGGCCATGGGGGAAGAGTTTGAAGGGTGCGTTAACGATATGATCACTTGCATTAAAACAGGGGGCTATTCTTTGACACTACATAAAGACGGTTACTACCTGACTAAGAATTTCAAATTTAAAGCCGATCTGGTTGAAAAAATAGCCAGCAAGCTTGAGCATGTAAGCAAGAAACAGGAGTACATGGAGGCCATTATACCGTCACATCTGGGCAACATCAAGCTATATGGAATATCTGATTACACGTTTCCTGAAATGATAACCGATCTTAAAACCACTTCTAATTACAAGTGCAACAAGTATAGAGATCATGCGCAGCATCCTTGTTATTCTATGATACGCGAACTGAATGGCAATCCATTAAAGGCTTTTAAGTACTTGGTATCTGACTTTGATAAGGCCTATCAGGAAACTTACATCCCAACGCCGGTAATGCATCAGAAGTTGATGTTTAACATTTTTGAGTTCATCAACTTCATTGAGTACTTCAAGAAATATATCACCGACACTAAAATATTTGGAGGCAAATAAAATGACAGAAGGAACAATTCATTATGGTTTTGGGAAGGATTATCTTCCACAATGGGGCATTAAGGAGGCTTTGCGAGAGATTTATCAAAACTTCCTTGATTATGGAGAATACCAGGTAGATGATCGTCCAATAAACGATTCAGAAAAACTTATCGTCTCCATTCAAAACGGATGGGATCCTGAGAACCTTGATTTTTTAAGGATTGGCAATAGTCAAAAGAACAAATTATCGGCTATAGGCAAGCACGGCGAAGGCATGAAAATGGCATTCTTAATTCTCCTAAGAGAAGGCTTTAAGTGCAGTATATTAACTCAACGCTACGAAGTTTGGCCAGACTTCTATACCGATCCTGAAATAGGAGAGTGCTTTTGTTTGAGGTACGCGATGCACGAGGAACCGATGCCAACACCATATACCCTTACATTTGAATGCAATCGAGATGTTCATGATGCTTTTTTAGCAAGCATAATAAAGCCCGAAGATGTAATGTACGATGACAATTATTGGGGGCAGATTGTAGATAAGGAAGCAGGCAACATTTTTTCAGGCGGCCTATTTGTAACGCATTCAAAAAACATAAGCAAGGCTTATAACATAAACCCGCAGTTTTTGCCACTTGATCGGGACAGGTCAGTTCCCCGGTCATTTGATTTGAACTATGCATCATCTAAGATCAACGAATCGCAAGGTAAATATTCAGTGAATGATCTCTCAATGAGTGATACATCTTTTATTACTAAGGTTCCGGATTCAATAAAGGAATCAATAACTCCTGTGTTAGTTGGTAATTCTATCGAGTTCAAGCATACCGATTCTGAAGGGAATGATAAGATCATATCTAACAACAGCGTAAAAGAAGTACTTGTATCTGATGGATTCTTCTCATCTGCAATTAAGAGGCTTAAACATTTCCTTGCAAAGAAATTAGGCCTTTACGATATGTTGATTGAGTTCAGAGATAAACACATTCATGACGCCGAGGCTCTGATGGATTTTGAGCTGATTTTGGAACGCGTAGATGAAAAATCAACCATCAAAAATGCCGCCTAATGTACACCGACCAATCACCGATGCCGTGGGGCATGCATAAAGGCAAAGCCCTGGCTAATGTTCCCGATAGTTACCTGCTGTGGCTTTATACTGAGAATAAAGCTCATGGGGACTTAAGGGAATACATCAAAAACAATCTTGCTTCAATCAATACCAATATCAAACGTTCGCTACAAAAGTTAAAATGAAAAAAGAAAAAGAATTAAAAATCTCTGGTGACTTGACTGTTACGTTGGAGAATCAGCACAACTTTAAAAACCTAACCGAAGTATCAGGTTACATCGATGTTCAGGAGGGCGCTACGTTGACAGCACCGGCACTAACGAAATCAGGTTCCATCTATGTTCGTCAGGGCGCTACGTTGACAGCACCGGCACTAACCGAAGTATCAGGTTACATCGATGTTCAGGAGGGCGCTACGTTGACAGCACCGGCACTAACGAAATCAGGTTCCATCTATGTTCAGGAGGGCGCTACGTTGACAGCACCGGCACTAACGAAATCAGGTTACATCGATGTTCGTCAGGGCGCTACGTTGACAGCACCGGCACTAACGAAATCAGGTTCCATCTATGTTCGTCAGGGCGCTACGTTGACAGCACCGGCACTAACCGAAGTATCAGGTTACATCGATGTTCAGGAGGGCGCTACGTTGACAGCACCGGCACTAACGAAATCAGGTTCCATCTATGTTCAGGAGGGCGCTACGTTGACAGCACCGGCACTAACGAAATCAGGTTCCATCTATGTTCGTCAGGGCGCTACGTTGACAGCACCGGCACTAACCGAAGTATCAGGTTACATCGATGTTCAGGAGGGCGCTACGTTGAACATCCCACAAATCAAAGATTTGCGCTGGAAGGCAGTTGATAATACGTTATTTGTGATTGAATCTGATAAAACCTCAAAAGGTATTAAAATTTATACCGGATATGTTATACAATCAATACAAGAGGGAAAATCGATAAAGAAAGCCTGTTTCGTGTCTGAAAAAGATGGGTTCTATGCTCATGGCGAAACTTTGAAGGGTTCAATTTCTGATCTTCAATTCAAAATTGCTTCCGAAAAGTTAAAAAATGACCCTATAAATGAAGATACCCTGCTTACAGTTAATCACTATCGCCTGATCACCGGCGCTTGTGACTTTGGATGCCGGTCATTCATGGAGTCCAATGGTATACCCTTTAAGATAGAGAATCAGGGGACTGGCAATGAAAGGACAGTTGAAGTTAATCCTATTAAAGCGATTGATTTATTCAAGTTACTTAAAAAGACAACCCCATTCGGATTTGATAAATTCAAATCTTTAGTAACGTTCGAATGCTGATCACCACCTACGAAATAATAACCTGTGATGACAGCCAGGTATCTATAATAACTGTCGAAATTATATAATCCGCCGAAAGGCAAAATAAATCGCCTTCGGGCACTAAAATCAAATTAAAATGAGTACAGACAAAGATCTATCTGGAAGCATCGCACTTACAAAGCTGCAGCATGTTATCATGGAGAAAAAAGGCAAAGCCGGCAATATGGTTCGCGGCCTGTTCATCCCAATTGACGCTAACATGCTTGTTGAAAAAGACAAGGCCGTTTATATGTCGGTTAAGGTTAAGGTTAAAACAGAAGCTGATCAGTTCGGGCAAAACGGATTCATAGCTAAAACAACCGATTCATCAATCTGGAAGGGACTTGATGAATCTGGTAAGGAAGAAGCTAAAAAGCTTTCGCCAATCCTGGGTAACATTAAGGATTTTGCAGCCGGTTCTGCCAATGATGCAGCAGGTGCAGCCGCGGCAGGTGTAGTTAGTGAAGACGATGATTTGCCATTCTAAGGTAGTTGACCAAACAAATGTTTGTTCATTTTTAATAATAGATAGGTTGTTATGCAACCTATCTTAAAATTTAACATATGCCTTTCGGTAACAGAATAATTAACATCCCTGATCCTCCTGATAAACCGCGAGTGGCCTTTAACACCCTAAAAGAAGGCAGCAGATACCAGCACGAAGTTGATGGTAATATCAGTGTGGTAATTGAAAAGAAGGATGAGTATATGACCATACGTCGTCATGATGGCTGGTTGATACACTTAAAAGCCGGGTGCTTTACCTGGGATAAAATGGTGATAAAGGTATGAAGCACATATTTAGCGAAAAGGAACATCAGTATTTGAGAGATAATTACCTTGCTAAAAGCAGTAACGATTTAGGCATTCTTTTAAATTGTACCGGTCAAGTTGTACGCCGATGGTTAAGGGGATCCGGTTTAATAGTTCCAAAGGAAGTAAGTAATCATTTCAGAACACTTAAAAAAATAGGAAAGACAACTTTCACTCAGGCTGAGGACGATTATATAAAACAACATTATTTAACACATAGTTTTGGACAATTAGGCAAAGATCTTGGCCGTAGCGATTGTGGTATTAGTGGAGCTATAAAACGATTAGGCCTTGTGATCCCGGCAGACATTATGGCTAAAAGACTTGTCGAAACGAGAATTAAGCCTGGTACACCTCCACCTAATAAAGGGCTGAAACAAGCTGAATACATGACTCAGGAAGCCATTGATCGTACTAAATCAACCAGGTTCCAAAAAGGTAACAAGCCACATAATACTAAGGAGCATGATGGGGTTATCAGCATTAGGCATAAGAAGGGTGATCCACCATATAAATATATCAGGATAAGCATAGGTAACTGGCAATTGCTACAACGATATAACTGGGAGCAAGTTCATGGGCCTATCCCCGATGGATATTGCTTGTGGTGCCTCGGCGATACATTAGATTGTGATCCTGATAATTGGGAGCTGATTACCAGACTTGAAAACAGAATCAGAAACTCTGGCACCCGGGATCTTTCTGATAAACGAGTCGCGAATTACTTGTCCACATCATCCAGATCGATAAATCATGACCTGAGGGATGAAATACTTAACCATCCTGAACTCATTAAAGCTAAACGAACTCAATTATTAATCAATAGAAAAATCAAAGAACATGGCACAAAACAAAATAGCAGACCTGAATAATCATCTATTCGCGCAGTTAGAGCGCCTGAATGATGAAACGTTAAAGCCCGAGCAAATGAAGCTGGAAATAAAAAAGGCAGATGCCATGAGTGGCATTGCATCACAGGTTATAGCGTCAAACAAGTTGATGCTTGATGCAGCTCGCTTGCTTGGAAATGGCACAGTGAGCCGGTTACCTGATCAGTTTGATGTTAAACAGATAGGAGGGTGAGATCATGCAAGGAACAGCAGCATTTAAAACCGTCATCAGTGATCATCTTCTTAATCTGGCCATAAGCGATCCTTTGTTTGCTGAAACGCTAAATAAGCCGGGTAAAAATATTGATGACTGCACTACATATATTCTTAACCAGGTAAAAGCCAGCGGTCAAAATGGCTTTGCCGATGCTGAGATATTCGGCATGGCAGTGCATTACTATGACGAGGATAATATTGAGGTTGGTAAACCTGTTAGCGGCAGGGTTGTGGTTAATCACCATATTGAGGCACCGGCCAAAAAGTCAGACAAGCAACCAACAAAAGGCGAGGTAAATACTGAACCTCAGGTAGCCTCTAAAAAGCCAGCTACAAAAAAATTAATCATTGAAAATCAACAATCATTGTTTTAATCATGAAACCACGCACCAAATTACACCTGCAGGTTACAAGGATTTCTAATGAATTACCTAATCTTGAAAATGTCTTAAAGCTATGGGCTTTTGATAAGCTTATTGATCATTTAGGTTATAGAACCAAAACCAAGTCTCAATGCTTAAGTTGCGGTCATGTTTGGAAAGGTAAGCCAACTGGTAAATTTGATAAGTGCCCCTCATGTTATAGAAGATTGATCATGAAGGATACAAAGAAGAAACTTAATGATCAGAAAGTGTATGTCTGTGCGCTAGATGTTAAAGAAGGATTTCAAATCGTTAGACACTTTCAATTATTTGTTTATCAGAAAGCCGGCCGCCCTCCAAGGACCTTCTTTTGGGAAATAATTCAGCAATATATTAATCCAAATGGCAAAAGTGAAGTTATTGCCAGGAACAGGGGCGGGATGGGTTATTACATGGCTGAAAATTTTAGCGGCGATCTTGAAATAAGAGATCGTGACTGGATGGATAGCAAATATAACTGTGTACCTGATGGTATATATCCAAAATATAAGGTACTTCCAATTTATCAGAGGAATGGATTTAAAGGTAAAGTTGGCTACCAAAGTCCGCTTTCTGTATTTCGGGCAATCACCACTGATTCCATAGCTGAAACTCTTATTAAGGCCAATCAAATTGCGCTTATGAGTGCCAGAATTGGCCATGACCGATCTCATCAGGTTAGAAAATTTTGGAGTTCAATTAAAATATGTCTCAGGCGCGGATACATAGTCAAGGATGCCATAACCTATCTTGATTACCTGGTACTGCTCGAGTATTGCGGTAAGGATTTGCGCTCACCTGTTTATGTATGTCCAAAAAATCTGAATGCAGCTCATGATCGTTTGGTTGCATACAAAGCTAAGAATGAAAAGCGTCTTAAGCTTGAAAATCAGTTAGATAAAATAAATGCCTCGCAAATTGATTATCAACAGGCAAAGCAAGTTTTCTTCGGTTTGATTTTCACTAAGGACGATTTAACAATCAAAGTTCTCGAGCACGTTAGTGAGTTTTTTGAAGAGGGAGAAACTCATCACCATTGCGTGTTTACTAATGAATACTTTAAAAAAGAGAATTCACTATGTTTTTCGGCACAGGTAAACGGCGTATCTATCGAAACAATTGAGTTGTCACTATCTGATATGAAGGTTATTCAGTCCAGAGGTTTGCAAAATCGTGCTACTGAACGCAACAAAGATATAATAGCCCTTTTGACAAGTCACTTTCCCGAAATTCAACAAAGGTATTTGCTTAGCCAGGAAGTTGCAGCATGATCACAGTAAACAGTTTATCTGGCGGCAAAACAAGCTCATACATAGCCGCGCATTACCCGGCCGATAATGAAGTGTTCGCGCTGGTATGTATGGATGATCACAATTCCAACGCTGGCTCCAAAACATTCACAATCGACAAAAAAGTAAGGCAAATGGTTAATGATAAGCTGCAAAAATATTGCAGTGATCAACATGAATTTGTGTGCACCGCCGAGGATCCTATAACAATCAAAACTATGTTTGACCTTGAGCAGTTCATTGGTCGGGAAATCATATGGCTCCGTGGACCATGCTTTCAGCAAACTACTTTCGGAAAGTCGATGCTTCCAAATAAGCAGCATCGCTGGTGCACATCAATTTTTAAGATCGAGCCTATATTTCGATTCCTATACAACTGGAGGTCATTGCCATGCAAGATGCGTATTGGGTTCAGGGCTGATGAATCTGAACGTGCCAACACATTTAAGGATACCTTTATCATGAACAGCCATTGTGAGATGCATATCGATGAAAATAATCACTTTCAGCAAAAATCTAACGCCATTCTTACTTACCCAGTTACCAGGAACGGTTACTCGTATGCTATTCGAAAAAAAGAAGTAGCCTTTAGAATTGGGGAGTTTCCTTTGATTGAAGCGGGTATAGTCCAGTCTGATATCCAGAGGTACTGGCAGGATAAACCGGTTGAGTTTGCGGATGATAGCAATTGCCAATTTTGTTTCTGGAAGCATCCAATGCAATTAAGAAATAATTTCGATACTCATCCGGGAATAATGCATACAGCAATGGTCCTTGAAGATATGCAGGCCGGTACATTACATGCAAGCTTATCTATGAGCCAGATCAAAATTTTAGCACCTCAGCTTGATTTGTTTAAAATGCGCGGTGGCGGCTGCCATGGCGGTTATTGTACATCATAATTATTGAAAGAATGACAATTATCGACAAATACATTTCAAACAACCCTAAAAAATCAATCCGCGAATTAGCAGTTGAAATAGGGGTAACTGAATCCTTTGTTAAATGCAGAAGGATTATCATTAACGATAATGACCATGGCCGGATATCTACGAATACCAGTGAAGAGATTCAAGCCCTGAACAATTACATCACAGTAAATGGCGAAGGCTGGTTCGTAGATGCCGCCCGTACCAGGATTGCACAGTTAGAGGCAACCGCGAAAAGAATTTAGCATTCAATCAAACAAATGTTTGTTCGATTGCGATAATTTATATTATATTTGAAACACAGTTTAGCAACAGAAAAGACATTCATTCATTAACACCGCTGGCGCGCCGGAAATCTCAAATCCGGCTTTCACTGTCGCTAAACTGTATTGTCAGCGGTGTTAATGATATTTTTTGAAGTATAACCATTCCTGAATATGCAACTATCAAGCAAACAAGATTTGTTTCTTAAATCTGTTCTTGCCGGAAAGAATGTTTTTTTAACCGGTAAAGCAGGAACAGGTAAATCCTTTGTCACTAAGAAGGCAATTGAAACATTAAAAAAAGCAAAAAAAAACGTAGTTGCTTTAGCTCCTATCGGTATTGCAGCTAACAACATAGGCGGCCAAACTATACACTCGATGTTTTCTTTGGATCCGTTTGGTGTGCTCACATTCGAAACATGCCGTTATTTTAAATCTGAAAAACGGCGATTGATGAATAAAATAGATGCTATAGTTATCGATGAGGTATCTATGTTACGTCCTGATCATCTAGATGCAATTAACTGGACTTTAATTAAAAATGGCTGCAAAAGCTTGAAATCAATCCAGATTATATTTGTCGGAGACTTAAAACAAACTGAATCCCCAATAGATGACAATATGCGTAGCATGCTGCTCACAACCTATCATGGTATAGAATTTTTTAATGCAAAAATATATTCTAAGATAGATGTTGAATCTATTGAGTTGGATGAGGTACTGAGGCAAAATGATGAAGATTTCATTAATGCTTTAAATATTGTTCGGGAGGGCGGCAAGAGCGAATATTTTAGGCAGTTTGTAGGAACTCAGCCTAAGGGTGTAATACTTGCACCTCATAATACTACCGTTCATGAATATAATATGACTGGTCTTAAAGGTCTGGATGCCGAGGAGTATATATTTGACGCCATCATTGAAGGCAATGTAAAAGCAACTGATTTCAACCTCGAATCAAGAATCTTAATGAAAGATGGTGCCAGCATCATGTACTTGGTTAACTCAAAAAACAACAATCTTTTTAATGGAAGCATTGGTACATTCAGGGTTATTGATGATAAGTATTTTATAGATGTTAATGGGGTTAAGTATGCCCTTGAACAAGTTCAACTATCAAAGAAAGAGTATGTTCTAAACGAAGAAGAGGATAAGCTGGAGCTGAGAGAAATTGGAAGCATAACACAATATCCTATTAGGCTTGCTTATGCATTGAGTATACATAAAAGTATCGGCCTTACCTTTGATCAGGTTACTGTAGACCTGAGGTTGCCCTGCTTTACAAAGGGTCAAATGTATGTTGCTTTAAGTCGTGTAAAAACTCCTGCCGGTCTAACTATTATAACAAGGTAGGCTTATGAGAACCTTAAACTATACCTTATACGACTATCAGCAGGCACTTGTCCGCGATATGGCAGTAGCATCAAAAAAACATCAGCATGTCATTGGACAATCTCCAGGTGGAACCGGTAAAACAAAAACTTTTGTTTACATAGGTACCCAGGTTTGTAATAAAGGCGGTGTTACACTAATCCTGACAGAGCGTAAAAACGTTTATAATCAGAATCTCAATGAGGCTGGTGCCATTGGCATTAATGACGAATCACCAAAGTTCGTACATATTGCTCAGGGTGGTTTTTATGTAGCCATGACTCAAACTCTTGAGCGCCGTGCAGCCATAATTGATCAGTTTAATAAATTAAATTGCACGTTTTACGTTATTATTGATGAGTGCCATTCAGGTAGGTATAGCAATGTTTTAAAAAAACTTGAAAAAGGTAACAGACTGGGATTTACAGCTACTCCTGACTTCAGGTATGCAAAACATCTCCCTGAATTTTATAAAGCATGTGTAACCACCCATCCTGTACAATGGTTTATAGATAAAAACATTCTGTGCGATTACCAACACATTCAAAGAAAATCGGGGAAAGCTACTGATAATCTTGAGAAGAAAGCCGGGGATTTTACAGCAACAAGTCAAAGGAAGTTTTTCGGAACTGAAGCTCATTATCAAGAATTGTTCAATGATCTTAGGCAATATCCATTCAATAAATGCATGTTGTTTTGCGCGAGTATTGAACATGCTGAAGAGGTGTATGAAGTAATGGTTAAAGCTGGGTGGGCATGCTCTATCAACCATAGTAAAAGAGAAGATTCAACCTACCAGGTTGCCAGGTTCGATAAGCTTCACGAAACTAATATTATTATCAGTGTTGGCGGAATGACAACCGGTTACGATTATCCTGAAGTGGATCTTATTGTACTTTACCGGGCCACAACTTCTTTAATTATTTACCTGCAGATGTTATTTCGGGGTGACAGAAAAAAAGAAGGGATGTTTTTCAGGTGCCTTGACTACGGATCAAATTTTGACCGCCACGGAGCATATTTCGCTGATCATCCATGGATAGAGATGTGGGATCAGAAAGCTAAAAAAAATGATAAGCTCGATGCAGCTGCTATGACTTCCTGCCCACAATGTGAGAGCATGATATCGGTTTCAGCCAGAAGATGTAAATACTGTGGTTTAGATATTCCACAAAGGCCTGTATCGGCTGAAGCTGGAGTTGCCGAAGATGTTACTAAACGTTTTGATGCCATTTCCGGTAAAAAGATAAGTGAGTTAACGCCAAAAGAACTTTCGCTATACGCTAATCTCAAGAATAAAAAAATGTTCGCGATCAGGGTTGCAAAATCACAGGAGCAAGTTATCCCAGGCTTCCTGAGTGAGTTCGCAGCATGTATGGGATATAAAAGTGGGTGGTTGGATTACCAGTCTATCCCACAAGAAAGAATAGAATTTATTGATATCGTTTTAAAATAGTATACATGAGTGTATCATTATCCGCTGTTTGGAGCCAGGTTGAAAAGTTAATATTGGATGGGATATCTGTTATCCCGGTGCGTGATAAGGATGATGAAACATCAGGGCGTCCTGCCAAAACACCTTTTGGCTCATGGAAGAAATATCAGGATAAAGCCATTGACAAAAGTGAGCTTTGGGCCCTTATGGAACATTATGGTACTGAGGCTGTAGGTATTGTCTGCGGCAAGGTGAGCGGAAATTTAGAGGCTATTGATATCGATGTAAAATATAAAACAGGAATTGATGCCATACTATTTCAAGATATCAAAACCATCTATCCCGAATTATTTACAAAATTACGCATACATAAAACTCCTTCAGGGGGATGGCATATATTGTATCGGGTTGCTGATGGCACGATTCCGGGGAATCTTAAATTAGCCGGCCGAGAAGCATCAGATGCTGAACTAGAATCTCATCCTAAAAATAAAACCTATAATTTCATTGAAACTCGCGGTGAAGGGGGATATATACTTTGCCCTCCTTCGTTAGGTTATACAATTTCTAAGGATTGTGATATTCCTGTTTTGACTTGGGAAGAACGTTGCAGCCTTATTGCTTTGTGCGAAACGTACAATGAGATAATTAAAGTAGCTCCAACTTATAAGCCAACTAAAGCAGAAAGCGAGTACTATACCGAAAATCCATGGGATCACTTCAATGGATCATGTAATCCAGTTGAATTTTTTAAAGGCTTTGGTTGGGAGGAATTTAAGCGCAACAACCATTTCATCTGGTTTACCAGACCGGGCAAGAACAAGGGGGTTTCTGCATCTTGGAATTTGACCAAGCGAATTTTTTACATCTTCACCTCTTCAAGTGAATTGGAAGCCTCGAAAGGGTATCATCCGGTTACGATCCTGTCTATATTGAAATTCGGGGGAGACAAAAAACAAACTTATCAATACCTTGTATCAAATGGTTACGGTAAAGTTAAGCCAACAATTGAACGGGCAATTATCAAAAAGAGCGCTTTGGCCGGCGCTACTATACCTGCTAATTTCAGCGATCAGGCAAAGGCAGAGTTTCAGCAGATAAAAAATAATTTAGCTGAAGATCATCCTTATGGAATTTTTATCAAATTTGATCCAGAGACTGAAAAGTTGGGTGTAAGCTATGAATCTCTACTATGCGTTGCCTCTAATTTAGGCCTCCGTACGTTTGGAGATGATGTAGTTTTGATAACAGGGCATATCATTGAAAAAATAACTAATCGGAAGATGCAGGACATATTAAAGGACTATATCATAGACGAAGATCCTGATGAATACGAAAAACTATGCAACGTTTTTGAAAGGTTCGTGCGCGATAACACTAAGTTTATCAGTCAGCGCCTGCCTTTGCTTGACGAGACTATGATCATAAAGGATACCCGAGACGAGTGCTTTAAGTTTTATAAAAACGGGTACTTGCTGATTACCAAGGATTCAATCGATTTTCATACTTATGATCTTTTTGATAGATATGTTTGGTCTGATCGTGTCCAGCCTAGGGATTATGGATTTGTCTCCGGAGGAAGATTTGTTGAATATTTAGAACTTGCCTTAAATAAACCCGTTGATGCCAAAAAAGTATTGGGGTACCTATCACATGAATTCAAAGATGAAACGATGGGATATATAATCGTACTCAGTGAAACATGTTCGGATCCTAAAGACGGCGGTGGTAGTGGTAAAAACGTCTTTTGTAATTTGCTAAAACTAACTACATCATACATCAGCAAGCCGGGTGCTCAGGCTAAATTTGATGAAAAATTCTTTCAGGTTTGGAATGGGCAGAAGATTTTTGGCATAAGTGACGTTGACAAAGATTTTAAGTTTTCCTTCCTTAAAGAGCCTGCAACAGGATCGTTTGTTTGGAAAAGACTTTGGTCAAATGAGGTTTCATTGGAGGCAGGGGCAGGACCTAAATTCATTATCCAGACTAACTATAGCTATGATGTAAGCGACGGTGGATTGGCGCGCAGAATAATACCACTGGAATTTACAGACTACTTCACCAAATGCGGCGGCCTTGATGTTCATTTTGGCGTACATTTTCCTAATGGTTGGAGTGAAGATGATTTTTCAGGTTATGATAACTACATTGCAGAATGTGTTCAGGAATGGCTTAAAGCCGGCTGTAAGCTATCATCATCTGAGCTGACTGAAACCGGCTGGGTAAAGCAATGGGAGCAGAGTTTTGGCAATGCTACTGGGTTCATTACTGACAATTGGGATATCTGGATGAAAAATGGATATGTCACCAATGATGCTTTTAAAAAGCTGATGGAAGATTATTATAATGCTAACAATGTGATTAAAACTTACTGGCCATCGCCGCAAAAAATGAATAAAGCCATAACAGCATACGCCGAAAGACATAAGATAAATTACATTTCTGATAAAAACGCAAGATTTCAGAATGGACAATTTAAATGCAGATTATTTGGCAATATTGATATAAGTTCAATTACTCTAGATGACCTGGAAAAACCTTTTTAAAATATCTTATGAATAATTACAAAAAACTGCAAGATCTCGCCAGTGATCTTAAATCTGACTACAAAAAATTAACCGATTTTGAAGCATTAAGCATAGCCGCTTCATTATTGAATACTGAAGCTATACAAGACGGATTGCTGGTCAATTCCCAACATGAACCGGTAGCTATTGAGGCCATTGCGATGGTATTATAGATACCGAAAATACAATCCTACGACTATCCTCGATTCTTTAGTCGATCGATCATCCGATTAAGTTTTTAAATATACTTTTATTTAAGCTCCTTTTGAAGGGGCTTTTTTTATGCTTTGTTACGAACTATATCTTGCTGTTACGAATCTGTTACGAATTATTTAATGTTTTTCGTAACAATAAAACACTGTTTAAATACATATAAAGCCTGTTTTTTACTTTTTGTTACGTTGTTACGAAAATTTATAATTTATTATATAACACAAGAGATTAATAAAATAGCAAATAATATAAAATTGAATATCATTATTTTTTTAACTAAATCACATATCATTAAATCGCAAGCCTAATAAGGGAATTTTTTCGTAACATCGTAACAGACCCATATAAAACGCCTTTTTTGAGTATGTATAGCCACTTTTGTTTGTTACGAGTTTTTTTTTCTGTTACGGAAATAAACAAATGTTTGTTTGATTTCGATAATATACTTATCTTTGATTTATAGCCAATTAAGCGATGCAAGGCCCGGAAGATAATTATAGTGAAGCTAAAATTCAGCAGATTGCCTTCGCTGAGATCAGGAACGAATTTCCTGAAACTTACGGCTGCTTTTACCACGTGCCTAACGGCGGCTTAAGGGATAAGAAGACGGCCTCAAGGTTAAAGGCGCAAGGCGTCGTACCTGGCGTTCAGGACTTACATTTTATTTGGGAGGGTAAACTATACCTTATCGAAGTAAAAGACGTTGATGGGCAGGTAACGCCAGCACAGAAGGCAATTCATGCTCAGCATAAGGCTCATGGTTTAGATACTTATATTTTCAGGACCTCACAGCAAATAATTTACTTTGTCAGATACATTATTCAGCACAGATCTCTGGATGGCTTTAAACGCTTTATTTCGCCTTACTCTGATGCTGAAAAAGCGGAGCAGTACAAGCAAGAGTTAGCTATATATAATTTGAACCAGGCTCAAAAGAAAGCGGCTTAAACTAATCAGATTTTTTATGCAAACCCTAACGCCGAAAATCAAATCCTACTTCACCTCCATGCAACCAGGCGAAGTAATACAAGTTTGGGAACAACGGTACCCGCTGATCTTGATTCTTGCCGCAAAGGAGTTTATCGATCAAGGCGGCCAGTTAGAGTTTAGCAACGATTACGAACAATTAAAAAAATTACCCGATTGGTTATGAGTATAAAACTATCCACCGTGGCAAAAGTCCTTGCCAAACAATCACCCGAACAGTACCGCGCTGCTGTTAAGGTTTGTGAGCCGATGTTGGCGCAGCCGGCTATCATTCCGGCCATTCACAAAGCGATCAAGGAGACTTATCCTGATTTGGATCGTACCGATGAGTCTATCATGTTTGCGGCTGCGGTATACCAAGCGTTTGCTCCAGCTTGTTTATTGGGTTCAGGTGTCGACAGAGCGCCTAACGGTATCCGTCAGCAGATGTGCAAAGTTATGGAGTGGAATGATGCTCCCGTATGCAATTACTACGCAGATCTTGCCCGGGCATACATCAAAGGGGCAAAATTCAAAGAGAGGGTAAGCGCTATCCTTTTGGGCTTTCAGCAGTTCTCGGTTAAGTCACAACAGATAGAACTGTTTTAAGGTATGGCAAAGCTAACAGCTAAACAATCAAAATGGATTGATGAGTACCTGCACGATTTCAATGCTACAAGAGCGGCAAGGGATTCTGGGTATTCTGAGGCTACTGCTCGTCAGATGGGTTCAGAAAACCTGTCAAAACCTGTCATACAAAAGGAAATAGCCCGTAGGCTGGATTTATTAGGCATGACCTCTCCTGAGATCACTAAAAGGTTCACAGACATGTCGAGGGGCAACATGAGCGATTATATGGTTATTAAGCTTGAGCCATATACCCCAAAAGTTAAAATGAGCTTAAAACGGCTTATAGAGGCTGAACAGGCTTACATACTTCGAGAAGAAAAATTTTGCGCTATAAAAGGTTTGACGGAAGAGGAGTATGATAAGTTTCAAGCTGGACTGGATATCAGCCGAGATAGAATATTGAGATGGCAGATAGAACTTGCTGATAATCCTTATGCGTTCAGGATCGTAGATGGCGAAACCATCATGGTTGAGGTTGCTGAGCTTGATCTCGTTAAGGTCATTCAGGATAAAGAGCGAGGTATCATAAAATCAGTTAAGCACACTAAAGATGGCGTGCATGTAGAAATGTACAATGCTGACAATGCTTTAGCCCAATTAGCTAAAATCAGGGGTATGATGAGCGATAAAGAAGTAGATGTGAATCTCAACGTCGACACGATAATCAAAGTTGGGTATGGCGAAAACAACCAGGGAGCTTAAGTTCGATTTCAATGCGGACATTTTCAATAATATTTACTGGCACCTGAAGGCGGCATTCTTAAACGTGGCTATCAGGTTCATTTGGGTTTATGGTGGATCATCGGCAAGTAAAACGTACTCAGTTGTTCAGCTGATCATCGTTAGGATGCTGGAAGCTAAAGACGAGAACACTATGGTGCTGCGTAAGTACGCTGTAGATATCAAAGATTCAATTTACAGCGATTTTACCAGCATTATTAAATCATGGGGCCTTGAAGATTATTTCATCTGTCAACAAAATTACATCGTTTGCAAGATAACCGGGTCCTACGTGCGTTTTCGTGGTTTGGATGATAGCGAGAAAATCAAAGGCCTGGCTAACTTTAAGCGCGTCGTATTGGAGGAGATAAGCCAGTTCGATGAAACAGACCTAAAGCAGATCAGAAAGCGTTTGCGCGGGCGTATTGGTCAGCAGATCATCGGCATATTCAACCCGGTATCAGAAGAGCACTGGATCAAAACTAAAATATTTGATCTGGAGGCGCTGACTGAGCATCAGACCGATATCGCCGGCATGTGGGTTAACGAAAAAGGTAACCTGGTGATCATGAAGACAAATTACCTTGACAACAGGTACATTGTCGGCCCCAATTTCGTTGATCAGCATACGATTGACGATTTTGAAAAGGATAAAATCAATGATTACGAGTACTACCGGATCTATGGCCTCGGAGATTGGGGCAAATTACGTACTGGAGGTGAGTTCTGGAAAAATTTTAAACCGGCCCTGCATGTCAATAAAAACCGTTGGGACCAGTCTTTACCGATCTGGTTATCATGCGATGAGAACGTTAACCCGTACATCCCGTGGACTGTATGGCAACTAAAGAGCAAGCATGCGCAGCAGATCGATGAGATATTTTTAGAGGATCCCAAGAACAGGGTAGTACACGCGGCAGCTGAGTTTAAAAAGAGGTATCCGGCCGGAGAGGTGTCTGGATTATTCGTTGGCGGTGACCGGACCAGCATTAAGGAGGACACCAAAAAGGAGGTAGGGGAGAACTACTTTACTGATATCCTGAAGGAGTTGAAGGACTATAAACCGGTGCTAAAGATCCAAAAGGTAAACCCGTCTGTAGTTCAATCTGGTAACTTCATAAATGAGATATATGCCGGTACCGGTAGCAGTGGGATCACCATTGGTATCAGCGACATCTGTAAGAAATCAATTTACGACTATCAATATACTCAAGAGGCCAGCGATGGTACTATTTTTAAAAGCACCAAAAAGCACCCGGTTACCAAAGTACCATTCCAAGAGTTCGGGCATGCTACGGACTGTAAGAGGTACCTCATCACGCACAACTTTGCTAACGAATATCTGGCCTTCATCAACAAGAAAAAATCATTGGGGGTTAAGGCGCTGAGTGGCATTTAAAAATAAAATCAAACAAATATTTGTTTATTTACGATATGTTTTCTACCTTAGATCCATGCTAATGAGTTGCAATTCGGTTAGCTATTCAAAACGACATTATTGAGGCCTGTAGGCGTGATCCTGATTGCAACCGGGAGAATGCCGCGGGCTTTCATATTTAAACGAAATCATGAAAACAATTAATGGCGACCGGGCTAAATGGATAGCCGAACGTTTGCGTTTTAAAATGGCTCCCAACACACATGCTGCTTTGATCAAGTTTGCCGGCGATGGTACTTTGGTAGAAAACATGGCCAGCAATTACCACAGCGAAGTTGATCATCTTCTTTCTCATCAAGAATGGTTCAGGCAGTGTGATGTCGATGATTTGAAATTGTTAAAGAAATACCTAACCAAGTATGCACCGGTTAATATTAGAGATCGTGATCCGGAGAATATCAAGCATCTTGAATACAATAACCAGCGATATCAAGGTGAAAAAATAAGAGTTCAGATAACCTGGTCAGAGTTGATCATTACTGATTCAATGGGAGAGGTAAACAGCATCTCTTTAGATGATGCGCGGGCACTTGCCAGGGCGATTTTAAATTTTTAGTGACTTAAATAAACAAATGTTTGTTCGAAAATTATAAATCATGAAAAGATTATTCATAGCTGCATTGCTGATATTGTCATCCTGCGAGCCGGCTGTAAAAGATGCTACTAAACCGATTAAAGATTCTGGCCATGAAGAAACTTACAATGTAGTTAACATTGATGGCTGCCAATACATCATATTCTATGGCTGGTATTCAAATTCTAATACCATGATTGTTCACAAAGGTAACTGCAACAACCCAATTCACAATAAATGAAACCAACCTTAACCCTACTCCTTGCCTGTATTGTACTGGCGGGGTGTTAAAATAGAAAGAGATGAAAATAGTACACACCAAGACTCAATTTAAGTTTACCGTTGATGACGAGTCCTACATTGTTGTTTGCCCAGCATCTAAACATAATAATCATTCTTTTATCGTATTTAAAGAAGATGGACAAAAATATGTAAATACTTATTGCCCTACTGGTGGTCATGTTAATAAAACAGGTGCTAAAAGGGCTATAGAATATGCACTTCAAGACAAACACAATTAATTAACCTTACCCCTCGCCGCATGAGTGTGGGGATAAAAAAAAGAGAAGATATGACAGACAATCAAAGACAGGCTCATTTTGAAGCCTCACACCAAAACAGATTAGGCTCTTTCAAAGAGCGAATTGAACGAGACTATGTTTACCCAACATTTGATGAGTTCAAAGATAAGTTAATTAACAAGTCACCGGTGTTTATATGGAATACTATGTATTCTGATAAAGAGCACCTATACCAAGTGACTAAATTAATGGGCAATGAAATGGTAACATTGTTTTGTACCGCTTGGGCAGATAAAACTCCTAAAGAATACACGTGGCAAGAATTTTATAATCTATTAAAAAATGGAATGCAATACATTCGGTTTTAAAGAGGATATAACTATTGAATTTTATTACACCAAAGCCAAATACAAAGGCAGGCAAGAAATAAAAATAAAGCAGGTTTATATTCAGTTTGGAGAAACTGTTATCGTTTCTGAAAATAAAGTAGAATATCACTTAAAAGACCTAACTGATTTTAGTTTTTAACTAACCCTTAACCCCCACCTATAAGGGTGGGATAAATTTAAAAATAAATGGCGGAATTAGATTTAATGCGAATTTTTGAAACTACACAGTCGGTAAGCATAGCTTTTAAAAAAGTAAATCATTATACAAATATTGAAATAGTATATCACTTTAAATTATCTGAAGTAGGTGGCATTTATTGGGTAATGAGAAAAGGCAAGTGTATTTTAAAAACAGAATCACTTGAAGAGGCTGTAAACAAATTCAATTCATATAAAGATATTTAACCTTATGCAATTCACCCACTACCAAATAACCGGAGGCAAAGTGTTTGCGGTTAATCCAACAAAAAAGCTAGATATAAACAATCCCCGTAGGGTATTTTCTATCACTGCAATTAAGGAAAACAATAAGCATTACGCTGCCTTTGAAACATGGCTATCCACGCAGCCACCGATCACCGCCGATCCATCTATTAAGGATGGGGTGTATAAGGTTGATGATTTGGAAATTGTTTGGCAGATATTATCTGATTCAGGTAAAGATGCTGAATATATAACCGTTACGGAATTAACTGCTAAAATGTCTCCTGGTTTTATACCTCGCCTATATCTTCGCCTCAAACAGCCTGTTAAGCCAACGTCAGAAGAAATGACAGAATTTAATGTTGATGCGGTATATAACTCCATTTTTGAACAGCCTGTTAAGCAGGAAGAAAAAGAGGTGAAGCACATGAGTATTGTTGATCAAGTTCGATTACTTGTTGAACATTGCAGCGATCCAGTTTCAGACTTTTTTGTAAGTGTTGCTTTCCCATTTGATGGCAAAAATCCGCATGTTGAAGTTCAGGAATTTACCAACAGCGAAACACGTTTATCATGCCTTAAGTTAGAAGATAAAACAGTTGCGTTTGTCATCGAAAAAAGAACTGAACTAAATCACGTTGAATTTACATTTATCAAATAACCCTATGACCAATTTTAAACAGATAGTAAAGATTTACGACATAGTAAATGGCACGCATCAAGTTTTCATGGCTGATGAAAATATCGGACAGATATCTAAAGGATGCGTAAGGGGCGAATGGTGGGTAGAGCCTGTCAATCGGTCAAAAGCAGAACTAATAATTGGTAAAAATAATGCCATTAACTTCCTAATTAAACAGCTATGAACCCAACACCAAAACAGCCTACAGAGGCAGAAATAAACGAGGCTATCATAAATAGCATTGCCGAAGCAAACATACCTTATGAACAATCTGACGATTTTATTAAGGGGTTTCATAGTGCCGTTTCCTGGCTTCAAAAATACCAAACCCAACAGCCGGTAAAACAGGTTAGAAGCGCGGAGGAAATATTGATGCCATATGTTCAGACACCCGACGAAGCCCCGGATTACGTATTTCTGTTTCATGCGCTTCAAGCCATGCGCTAATACGCATCACAGTTTCAAACACCTGCCATCGGTATAAGCGAGGGTAGCCAATGGGTGAGTGTTCAGGACAGGTTGCCAGAAAAAGATGCTCAATACAACGCATGTTATCTTATGAACAATGAAAAATGGAATGTATTTACATCAGGTTATTCTTCCTCATTCAAGAGGTTTGATTTTGGCAGTTCTAATATTACTCATTGGCAACCATTACCAGCCCCTCCATGCCAATCCTCCCAACCTCAACCAAACGCGATAAGCGTTATTGAGGGAACTATTGACAGAGTTGCCGATTACATTTCTGAAGCTACTATAGAAGATATGGCCTTTAATCATGGCTTAAAGATAGCACTTGATGAATTACAAAGGACTTTAACCAAACTAAAGAAACAACCATGAAACCCGATTATTATCTACAGTTAAAAAGTAGCCTCCTTGAAGAAGGTTACGAAAACGAAATTAATTGGCAAACTAATTTGCAACCCGTTACAGAATCTGAAGTCTTTAGGGATGAAACGATTTGGGTGATTCTTAATAGCGGAATGAAAGAACAAATTGCACGTTTGATTTGGGAAAGAATAAAGTTTGCAGTAAAAGAGGGTATTGATATATCACAGGCTTTTGGACATAAAGGGAAGGTATCAGCTATCAAGCATATTTATCTCAATTATCAATCAATTTTTGAAGGATATTTAAATGCAGCCCATAAAATAGAATACCTACAAGAAATACCATTCATAGGCGGGATAACTAAATACCATCTTGCTAAAAACTTAGGGCACGATTGTGTTAAGCCTGATAGGCATTTGGTAAGGATAGCAAAGGGATATCTGATGACATGTGAGGATATGTGTGAGCAACTAAGTAAACAAACAGGAGATAAAGTATCGGTTGTTGATATCGTATTATGGAGGTCTGCTAATTTGGGTTGGATATGAATCACCCAACTACCCGCACCATCCTAACCAACGCATTAATACTATTGGTGTTTGCTTTGGTAGGGTGGGTAATTTATGAAAGTATAACGTGATGACAATGGATTACATATACCTGGGCGATAAACTGACAAGCCCAACACTTAAAAGTCAGCCATGCAGGGCTGTACGTAGACCTAATGGCAAATGCAGGCGGTCGCCACTTTCAACTATGTTGGTTGAGTTTGAAAGTGGAATTAAGCATGTTGTATTAGCGCGACAGCTCCGCAAGATTAGATATACCCCGGCCTGAGACAAAGCCGGGGATTTGCCGGTAAAAAATAATCACATTATGAAAAAGATTTTACTAACCTTAACAGGCGTAGCTATGCTGTTTGCAAGCTGCCAGAAAGAAAGCATCCAGCCTGAAAAGCAAACCGTAACTTACAATGTGAGCTGCTATCATTGCTCTGTTTACGTAACTGACAATTACAGCAATGCCGGCAACGAGCAGCCGGCTGCCAAAAGCAAACATTTTTTAGTTGATGGCCAGTTTACTTACAGCTTCGATAATGATACTCTCAAGCAGGCATCACTGCATGTTTATCTGGGGGCTTTGGCTCCCGCTATGCCTGTTAAAGGTACCATCACCACCAATGATCATCGGGAGGTTGTGTTAAGCCGGAACATGGGGTTTGGCACCAAAAGTGATTTGATTGATACAACAATTTACCTTAATCTGAAATGATCAGGCGATTTGTCAATGTGATCAGTCAGGGCGAGGTTTTGAAGGATCGAAAGTTTATTGTGGCTGTGATTTTGCTTGCTGCTGTGGCCGTAGCCTGGCATTGTTGGATTTATTGGTTTTTTAACTGACTTACTCCACGCTGTTAGTAAGCCCATAAATAATACCCCTGCCAATAAGCAAGGGTATTTTTGTTACTAATGGAGCTCACCGAATTACAATCCCTTCTTTCTGACGTACCAAAACTAATCAGTTCAATACAAGCCCTTGAACCAGAAATTCCTGCCTATGCTTACGACATAGAGCCGGAAAATCATAAAGTCGTTAAGGATCTTGCTTACCGGCCATGGAAAGAGATTGATATCGATACTGGCGAGGTAAATGACCAGCAGGAAAAGATTTACCGTAAAGAGCACAAAGACGTTCACCGGATACCATCATCCACCCAAAAGCAAATACTGGACTGGGCAGTCCGTATGAATCTGAGCGGAGGTATTGAAATTGAAGCTATCATCCGCGATACTTTCAAGGCAACAGATGAAACCATGGTCGCCATGCTCAAGCGTACCTGGGAAGATAATAAGCTTGATTACCTCGCTCAAAAAATTGACAGGCTTAAAAAGAATTACACCCAGTGCCTGGTTGTTTGGTATTCACAGGATGCCGAAGCTGGATTCTGGGAAGGTATTGCGCCTGCCAATAGCAAGTATAAAATGCGCTGCACGATCTTTAGCCCAGAAGATGGTGATAAGATCATCCCGATATATGACCAGTACAAAGCTATGATCGGCTGCGCCCGTGAATACACGGTTATTTTGGATGGCAAGGACGTTTCAAAGATGGATCTGTTCCTGAGCGACAAATACATTACCTACATCAACCAGGATCAGGGATGGCAAGTAGATAAAGAAACCCCGATAGCGTACGGCAAGGCTAATTTTGTATTCCACGGCCAGAAACGACCAGAATATGCCGATGTATTGCCAAAAATTGAACGAGTTGAGGAGGTTGATAGCGATACTGCCGATGAAAACCAGATTAGCGCGTTCCCAATTCTGGCTGCCATAGGTGATATTACCGATGCAACCGGTGGGGGTGCTAAAAATACCCGCAAAACCTTCCAATTAGCTGATGGAGGTGATTTAAAGTATGTTGAGGCTGATGGATCTCAGCAATCAGCAACAGATGAGCGTAAAAACCTGCGCCGGGACATTTATGATGAATCCAGTACGCCACAAATATCAATGGAGCAGCTATCAGGGAGTGCAAATATACCTGGTGTTACCATCGAACTAATGTTTTTACCGGCTACCAATAAGGCTCGTGCTAATCAGCAAGGCGATCTGGGTATGGAATGGCAACGGCACCTTAATTTCTTAAAGTCTGCCATGGCTGTTATCAATGTTGGAGTTAAACAGTCAATTAGCATGCAGGTGAAACCTAAATTTAAGATCGAGTTGCCGCGTAACCTTACTGAGGAGTATACCAACATAGCTACTCTATTCACTGCAGGCCTGCTGAGCATTGAAACTGCTGTAAAAATGCTGGCCTTTACTGATGATCCTATTGCTGAGATAGAGAGGATCAAAAAAGAAGCTGCTGATGCTGCTAAATTAAAAGCTCCTATTATTACTCCACCTGTACCCACGGCCTAATGAAAACCTTAAAGAAAGTTACTATCAAACCGGTATTCGTGGAATGGATGCCTGATTTTTATGAGCAGGGTGTAGTTTATATCAGCAAAGAGCATAATTGCAGTAAGCACCTTTGTTTGTGTGGCTGTGGGCAGATGACTATCATGCCGCTGGATGATGGTACTAAGTGGTGGAGGTTGGTTGAGAATGGCGATAAGGTATCATTCATAGGATCGGTTGGTAACTTCGCATTTGAATGCAAATCTCATTATATAATTACTGATAACGTAGCTAATTTTGTATGAAAAAAGGCATAATGTCATCCATAGATTTCGGTGTTTACCCTGGTAAATGCCTTTTTGTTTATGGATATAAGTATAAACAGATCATTAAGGAGCTCAAAAAACAGGATTGCCATGAATTGATTGCCGCAATTAAAGGTGAAAAGGAGTTTATTGATAATACAGATTATTGCGCGATGCGTAGGATCGCTGGTAAATCTGATTTGTATTATATCGTCATCAACCGAAAGTTTAAATTCACTGATCAGCACTACGCCACGCTGGCTCATGAGTGCCTCCACATCTGCCAGTTCTATTTGCCTAAGATACTTGATCGTAACCGGGAACATGAGGCAGAAGCTTACTTGCACACTCATCTGATGCTGCAATGTTTGAACCTTTTAAGAAAAATAAAATAAAATCAAACAAATGTTTGTTTATTTACGATAAATAACTATATTCGTATCGTATTTTAATTAATAGGGGAAAGAGGTTAAGATCAGTGAGTAATTGCTGGTCTTAATTTGTTAAACATTGCATAGTAGCTCAACCTGGTAGAGCGTTTGATTTTGGTTCAAAAGGTTTTAGGTTCGAATCCTAACTGTGTAACATTCCAACAACCAACAGAGAGAAGGGCCATATAAAGCGATCGGAGTGTAATAGAAACTGGCAGCCATCAATACAGTTTTTATTCGAGGCAGTAATTTAGTTACTGATGGAAAACGAAAAATGGTGACGCGGGCCGTAGCAGACGAAAGAAGCCCCGGTGTAAAATGCCGGGGCTATGTTAGGAGTTTAACCCATATACATGCAAATGGGTATAGGTAGCATGCGATACACCATCCGGCTACCTTAGTTAAAACAAAACAACCGCTTAGGGCAATCCTTGTAAGTCGGTTAAAGAAATTCTTTACCCAGCTGAAATAAAGTAAATGGCAATAGCGAGCTGTAGCGAATGCCCTCCAAATGAGTACGGTGTAATAGTGTGGCAAAACAATTGTCCAGCAAACTCATAAAATCGTGACACCTTGGAAAGGCAAGGCCATTAGTAGCCAATGGAAGCGTAAAACCCTAAAGGGCAGCAAAGCTACCATCCCGTGGGTGGATAACACGTGCAGGGAGTTACACCCGAAATGAAAATCGAGTAATGACAGTCCGGAAAGACGGACAAAATGGGGTTGTAGCTCAGATGGATAGAGCGCCTGATTTGCAATCAGGATGTCAACGGTTCGAATCCGTTCTTCTCCACCATACCCGCATAATGACTGTAGCGGTATAACAAAAAACGGTTGAAGGCTTTAAAGTTCCATGAGCCATAGTAGGGTGAGTAACTATTCCCTGCAAAACGCACCGATAGTTTAACTGGTAAAACAACGGTCTCCAAAACTGTAGTTATGGGTTCGATTCCCTTAGGTGTGCATCGTACTGTGAGGTTGTTGCTCCATGAGACCGTGTGCATCCCGCTTGATGCAATGAGAACTACCATAATGCAATTACAAGACCCTCACAGGTGGCAATCTTAGCTTGTAATTGATGAAGGCGCGAGCAGTGTAATTATTTCAGCGCCATGGTAGGAATAGCTTGACATACTGGCCCGACAAGGGCCTTTGTCAGTATCAAACAATATAACCATGCGTAGAAATTTCACAAAAAACCTATTATTAAGCGGCCTTGCTATGGCAGGTCTCGCCGGTGCTGGGCAAGTTGCCTCCGCTCACACTCAATCAGCAGCAAGTACCGTTGAGTATAAAGCTACCACAGATCGTAAATCTAAAAAAGAAAAGATCACTGTCAACGATGTTGCTGGTGGCCTCGATTTTGCACCATCTAATCCTTACGGCCTATCACCTAAAGAATATGGCCAGCGTTTCGGCCGTGGCGGTACCAAACGTAGTAACCAGTTAAGGTATTCGCATAATGCTAAATTGAAAAGGAGGAAAGCAAATTGACCAATCCAAACGACCTGATATCCTCACCTGAACCAGGCTTAACCAAGAAAGAGTATTTCGCCGCTATGGCCCTGCAGGGATTGCTATCCAACCACGGGGCAAATTATGCATCAGATTTTGAGTGTGTGCAGATATCTGTTAACCTCGCTGATGCTTTAATCACTGAATTAAATAAATAATAATGACCATCACCCAAACAATCAAAAACGCCTCAGTTAATGGCGTTATCAATATCGACAAAGCCCTCAAGATCGCGGAAGCACTAGATCAGGAGCGTGAACAAACCACTAATCTTCTAAGGAAATGCGAAAAGAATGTAGGCATGCACCTGGGCGAAGAAATCAATGTGCACCTGGCTAATATGAATGGTACTAAGTTTAGTACTGTAGATTATCATTATGAATCTATGCCCGGTGAACAGTAATTGGATATCCATAATATCGGTGGTCATCATTTGCATATGCAGCTTGATCACAGCCCTAATTATAGGTGCAACAATAGTTGGTTTTTTACTTATTGAATCAGCCGCTAAAATGGTGGCTGATTTACTTGAATTAATAACTTATCCCTAATAAAAAATCATGTTTACAAATATTAAATCAATCCAAAGTTCTGACGAGAACGTAATGAAATTCGTTTTTGAGAAAGAAAGTGCCGTTGCTGAAGCGGTTCTTTACAAATACCCAACCTATGAAGATCGGACTGTAATTTGTTGCTCAACACAAAGCGGTTGCCCTGTTGGTTGCCGTTTTTGCGGTGCCGGTGATTACTTTGTTCGCAGCTTGAAGGCTGAAGAAATAGTTTACCAGGTTGATCATTGCCTTGAGAGCCAAAACATAGACGCGGCCAAAATCAAACGCTTTCAGATCATGGTAATGAGTATGGGCGAACCCCTGCTTAACTTCAAGGAACTGGAAAAGGCATTTGAAATACTTTACGCAAAGTATCCTGAAGCCAGGCTATTGATAAGCACTATCGGCCCTCGTATAGATTACGAACCGGTAATGCTGATGGCTGAAAGAATACCTACCGTTGGCCTTCAGTTTTCAGTCCATGAACCAACTGATCAAAAAAGAAACGAGTTAATCCCTTTCAAATCAAAATTGACTTTGAAAGAAATATCTGAAGTGGGTGAAGTTTTCCTTATCCGTACAGGCAGGCAGCCGTTTTTTAATTATTGCGCTGGTGATAAGAATTCATCCGAAATCGATGCAATGCTTATAGGTAATGTTTTTGATCCTAATGTATGGCAGGCAACTATTTCAGTAATTTGTGAACGAGATGAGAGTATTGCCGCCGCAAATGAACGTCAAAGAACCCTTGCAAGCATATTTATGGGGTACCTGAACGAATTAGGGTTTTCAACCCGAATGTTTGATCCTGCTGGTCAAGATGATATTGGCGGTGGTTGTGGACAACTTTGGTTTGTTCAAAACTGGATGCAAAACAATCCAGATAAAGCTAAAAAATCAGTGGGCTTTGGCCTTGATGTTATCCATACCCCAACAGAATCATGAAAACCATATCCATCATCATATTCATAACCTTAGCCGCTATCTTCATTTGGCGATTCACATTATTGGTTAAAGAGTTTAACCGGCGGGACGACACCGGCGATCACAACTCAATTCTTGACTGACCTCTACTCATATAATTTTAAAAAGCTTTACCATTTGGTGAGGCTTTTTTGTTTTTACAGGGTTCGGTCATCAAATGTTTGTTTGGTTTCGATAGGATTTTCTAACCCTACTTAGTAAGTCCGCAAACTTTAGCACCAGCCCATACATGGGTAAATTCGTGGCATATCCGCAAGGTGTAGTACGAGTAATTAACGGATGCAACTTAGCAATCACCCAATTTAACATTATGTCACTTAAAATTAAGATCGCAGCACGACTGAAGGTTAAGGCCGCAGGAGTAAACTTATCTCAAAAACGTATCGATGCAATTGTAACCCGCGCAGAAAAAGGTCTCACTGATGAATCGGATGATGCGGCCATTGATGCCAACCTGGACACCATTAACGAGCTTACTCCATTCAAGGATATAGCGGCACTTGATGATCACGAAAGGGCAAAAGAAGCAAAGATAAAAGCTGATAAGGAAGCAGCAAGATTAAAGGCAATTGAAGAAGGCAAAACGCCAGAGCCTGATGAATTACCTGCAGATACTCCTGAATGGATGAAAACATTCATGAAACAGCAGGCTGAACAAAATAAGCTTTTGCGTGATGAAATCACCTCAATCAAAGGCGAAAAAGTGGCATCGACCCGAAGGGAGCAGTTCATTAAATCAATGGAGGGCACTTCTGAAGCATACCAAGCTAAAGAACTGAAACGATTCGACAGGATCACTTTTAAGGATGACGAGGATTTCAAAACATTCCTTGAAGATACCAAAGATGATCATGCAGGGGCTGTTCAGGAAGAAGCTAACGGTGGATTGGGTGGTGATAGGCCCTCTGGATCAGGGGTTAGTACTGAAACAAAAAAAGGCGAAGCATCACAAGCCGAAATAGATGCAGCATTTAAAAACTTTAAACTTTAAATAAATGGCAGTAGTTGTTGATTTAGTGGATAAAGGCGTACAGGTAAATAGCTCGCTTGACAGCATTGTTATTATCAAAAACGACTTTTCAATCCCTGGCGGCAAGTCACTTGATGTGACCGGGTACGCATATGACGTGTTGCAAGCAGGGCACGTCATTATAAGAGAAACTGCGACAGGTAACTATAAGCCGATGCCTGCAACAGAGTTAGCTTCTGCCGGTGTTGCTTCGGTCGGTACGGTTACACCTGGTACGGGTTACGCTAACGGTACTTACGAGAACGTACCTCTTTTAGGTGGCTCTGGTAAAGGTGCCTTAGCTACAATAGTAGTAGGCAGCACCGTGGTAAGCACTGTAACCATTACAAAAGCCGGAGAAGGCTACATTGTAGGCGATGTATTGGCTATCCCTGGTATTTATGCAGGCGGCACTGGCTCGGGCGCATCGATCCCTGTAGCATCAATCGCAGACGTTGCAGCAGCTTACGGCTCTTTGCCATCAGGACATACTTACGCTGGCATTCTGGTAGCATCTATCTTAACTAAACGACCTTTTGCAGGTGTGATGTTGGAAGGATGGGTGAATGAAAATGCTTCTCCATTCCCAGTATCTGGCATCAAATCAGCGTTCCTGACCGCAACTAATAACCTAATTAAATTCAGAGGAGACTTATCATAATGGAACAATCAAAATTTGTTAAGTACATACAAAAGTACTTCACCGGTTTTGTGGCACTGGTCACTAAAACCATCAATGGCAGCAAAGATCCTCTAAAATACCGTTACAAAACGATGCTTACTCCAAAGCAGTCCGTAGACGGTAAATGGAGCTCTATCACTGCCGATAACCAAAATGTGGCTGCTGATGTTGTTGCTATGGACAGCCCACTGCCATTAAAAACTCGTCCGGCTATTGCCACTGCTTCAGGAGATATCCCAAAACTGGGTATGGAGATGAAGATGAACGAGAATCAGCTGGATCAGTTAGATACCCTGATAGCTAAAAATGCTGATATATCAGATATCCTGACTGATCTGTTCGACGATGCTAAACGTGGTTTAATCGGTGTTGAGGAGCAAACAGAATACTTATTCCTTCGCGGACTATCATCTGGTATTGCTTTAACTGATTCAGACAATGTTGGTACCGGTGTGCGTGTAAACTACGGGTACTTGGATATCAACAAAGCCGGTGTGCCTTTTGTGTGGTCAAATGTTGGCAGTTCAACTCCAATTACTGACGTAAATAACTTGATTGCCTTAGCTTCTGATGCCGGATATACAGTTTCTTACATCATGATGGATAAGGTGACCTTTAACCTGGCTCGTAGATCAGTTGAGGGTAAAGACTTATACGCCACAAGTATAGGTAATTTTGGCAACACCAAACCAACCCCTACCTACAAACAGTTTTTAGAAGTATGGCAGGATGAAACCGGCCTTCAATTCGATATCGTAGATCGCTCAGTTAAATTTGAGAAAGATGGCGTTAAGAAAACTGTTAAGGCATGGGATGAAGGTAAAATAATCCTGTTAACTGACAACAACGTAGGTGACTTAGTTTGGAAAAAACCTGTTGAGGATAGTCACCGCTCAAAAGCAGTGGACTATGTAAACGCGGATTTAGGCACTCTGGTATCCAAATACGTTACTCATAAGCCATTTGGCGAGTGGACAGATGTCCAGGCACGGCGAGTGCCGGTTATCAACGGCGTTGAGCAGGTATTCCAGTTAGACACTAAAGTAGTTCAGGCATAATGGGATTACATCACGCAACATTAGGGGCGGCCGTTAAGAAATACGGCCCCCTGTTTACCGAAGGTAAATCAGAAGAGGAAATCAGAGCAGCGATAGCTGGTGATGAAAAGGCTTTTGAGCCTGAAGGTATCGACGAGATCTTTGCAGCCATCACCGCTGATCCCGGCGATGACCAGCCGAAAGAACCTAAAGCCAAAAAAGTAAAAGGTCATATCGTTAAGTCTGAGTTCAGGGATAAAAACGATTTCGCTAAGCTTTACAAAGTAGGCGAAGATGTTTCACATTTCGACGAAGATCGTAAGGCCGACCTGGTTGAGCGAGGCTTAATCGAAACTGTTTAGCCGTATATCAACATGACCATAAAAGAAGCCCTGACCAGCACTGTAAACTTCCCTTTGCCGGATACCGCGATTGAGAAGGCATTGATTGATGGCGATTTGGACGGATCAGCTACTTATGCCAAGAGTTATGCAAAGCAGGTTGCAGTAGCTATGACAGGGCTTCTTTTTACCCTTATCACCAGTGCTAACCTCACTGAGGATGATGTGGCTATTGTGCTGCCTTCAAGGGATATACTATTGAAGGTTTATTCGGCAATCTGCAACCAATGGGGGATACCTGATGCATTCGCACCAGCTAAGCCCTCAGTTAAAAAAATAGCATTTTGGTAACAAGGCCACATATCATGAACTGGGTAACAGCTGGAACACCTGCGGGCGAAGATCCTGAAACAGGATATCCGATTCCTGCTGCACCAGGTGAGCAAAAATCAGTGCCTTGCCGGTTTCACTTAGGTGGTACCAAGGTATTCAGGAACGAGGACAGCAATCAAATAAACCAGATCGGTAAGATACGTCTTGATGCCGGTGTTGATTTGCCAGAGGTAGGGCAAATGATCGAGGTTGTTGGGCAATTCAAGGGCAAGGTTCAGGACATTTACAGAGGCCAATTAAGTTATAGGATAGATGTTTAATATCACAGCCAATTTTACACCTAATGATGTTTCAAGCTTTATTAAGCAGGAAACAGACGCTTGGTTTAAATCGCTCATTGAGCCATTCAGAGTAACTGGACGCGATCTGGTTGATAGGGCCCGCGCACAAACAAAAGCTATTGGCGGCTGGGGAAACATTACCTGGAATTTGCGCTCTTCAATCGGGTACCTGCTGATGTATAACGGCGAAGTAATTGAAACATATTTCCCGGTCCTTGAAACTGGTGCGGAAGGTTCTGCTACAGGTGAAGATTATGCCAGATACGTCGCAACATTGATTAACGAGTATCAGGGTGTTCAGCTGGTCATCGTCGCTGGTATGGAATACGCGCTCCTTGTTGAGCGGCAGGGCATGCCTGGCGGCAGTGGAAGTAAAGACGTAATCACCCATGTGGTAGGCGATAATATTGGAGATGCACTAAATAAGCTGCTCAAATGAAAGATAATTTCGATATGGGCATCGATGTTCGCTCTCTGATCAATGTGCCTGCTATCATCACGCTTTTGGGGGACGGTAAGATTTATCCGGATGTTCGGCCTACTGATAGGGCAGATAAGGTTGACATTGTCATTAATACACTGGGCATTAATAATAATCAGTTCCAAAAAGGGACAGCCAATATTAATGTTTATGCGCCTTGCCTTACTGATGGCCGACCGAACTATGAAAAGCTTACAATGATATCCAAAGCTATTTTACCACTGGTAGATGTGCAATGGAAGCTCAGCTTCAGAACTGAAGTTACTGATCCTGGAACACTGTTAAGAGATGCTGATGGCAATTGGTTCTTAAGTATGCAGTTGAGCTATGAATCATATAACAAACAATTTAACAACTATTAAACAACCGCCCACGGGCATAAAACAAAAATAGCAATATGGAAACATTCGTAATGAAAGGCGTTGACAAGGCCGAGTGGGGAACCGGTGATCGCTACGGCAACGTGACTGACTGGACACAGGTAGAAAACCTGCAGCCTGATTCAGTCACCAGAACAAAAAACAACGGCACGTTAACAGGATTTACCCCTGAAGATAAGGATGCGCCATTGTTTACAGTTTATACACCAGCTGAAACACCTGGCACAATTGCAATTGGTTTGGTAGAACAAAGTCCTACCATCATGCAGAAACTGTTTAACACTGTTTGGGATGCCGCCACCAGCACCATTGTAGTATTGGCTAAAGAGAAGGTTGCTAACCTGGCAATTAGATTAACCAGCCGCCCTGTAAATGGCCGTAGGTCTATTATCACTTACTACTACATTGACGCATTAACTGGTTATTCAAACAATATAGCTAAAGGTGTCAACGAGGCATTAGCCATCACGGGCACAATCAAGCCGTATTTGTATTTAGGTCAGGAAGCTATTTATACACAGCAGTGGGTAAATGAAGATGGGTCACCAATAAACAGTACTCCTGCAACAGTATCAGCTGGCGCAAACAGTACTACAAGTGTAGCTACCAAAGCATTAACAGGTACCGCAACACCTGCTGCTGGTAAAACAATTATCCAGCAGTACTGGACACAAGTTTCGGGCCCAACTACCGCTACTATGACAGCGCCGACTGCGCTATCAAATACCGTGGGTGGCCTGGTAACTGGTGTGTACGTGTTTAAACTGACTGTCGTTGACAGTGCAGGCGTTGAAACATCAGCTACTACTCAGGTAACAGCAACAGTAGCTTAATTAAACACTGATTAATAGAATTAAAAGGCCTCGCTTGTCATTAGGCGAGGCCTTTTTGATAACTGATAATTTCTATGACCGAATTAGAAGAAAATAATATCATTTCCGGCGCCGTAGATACGCTTACCGGCAAATTGCTGTATAAGTTCACAGTTCAGGTGAAGCGTGTTGAGCCTATGAACGTTTACGTGCCTACTTTATGGGATCGTATCAGGGGTAGAAAGCCAGAAGCCGGGCCGCTGCCAGAAATTGAACGAACATTTGAGATATGGCCATGTGTAGCCGTTAATCAGTATCGTATTGCCGGGGTAGCTATTACGCTTCCTTCAGAGTTATTCGAAAACTCGACTGATATGCTGGCCTTGGTACCAGAACATCTGCCAAAAATGATTTACATCATAGCATCTGCAGTTCAAAACGACTATCGGGAACCTGATCCGGAATTGATCCAATTTTTCGAGCGTAATCTGGATAACATCGATGTAGTACAGATTCTGAGCGCTTCACTGCAAGCGGCTAACATGCAGTCTTTTTTGACTTCTATTGTCTTAATGAACGGGGTGGCAAAGATCCTAAAACCAAAGACAAGTCCAACGGACGGGAGCGAGTAGATAGCCTCCCACACAGTACAATAGGGAGCGCAATGAAGTATTTCAGATGGCCTCCTGATTTCATCAATACAATGACCTGGGCAAACTACACCCTATACGTGGCTTCTATACCAAAATACGATACTGACGATAAAGACGAGAAGCCCAAACTGAAGGAAATGAACATAGAACAATGGTGTTAAAATGGACAAATTAGGACAATACATACTTAAAAAGGCAAAAGTAGCCGGGATATGTGATGAGTGGGCCGGTCTGGTCGGCACTACTGACAGCGTTGATGAGCTATTGCAGTTGTATAAAAAAGGAATTGACTTCTGCTTAGAAAAAAACTTCCCTACCAACAAAGATCTGATGAGGCTTGGCAGGGATCGCCTGGCACATCATGGTATCTATATCGACAAGGAAATTACCGCCCCTAATGGAGACTTTATTGTTTTGCTGGGCGCCAGTACCGCCCATTTGACCGTGCAGGGATATGCTGTGAGCCAATTATTTGTTAAACATTCTTCTAAAGCTACTATCAATGTTTTCGATGATGCCTTTGTGGTTATAGACTGCTTTGAGAATGCCGTACTGGATATCAAAGCGAGTGGTAATAGCAAAGTAATGGTGAATGTTTACCGGTATGCTCAGGTAACCCACAACGCAAAGGATAATGCCATCATCAAGGTCGTTCACAAAAACAAAAATTCTTACTAATGAGCAATACTGGAAATTCCGGTCAATTAAATTATACCGCAAAGCTCGATATCAGTCAAGCCGAAAGAAATGCTGAACGATTAAAAAAAATCCTCAGTGATCTGTCGGTTTCGGCTACCGGGATTGCAAAGTCGGCGGATTTGGAGAAAGCTGCTGTGCAAGGAGCTACAGAAGCAATAAAAGCCAAAGCAGTTGCTCAGGCGGCATCAACAGCTGCCGACGCTGCCGCCGTGAAGCCATTAACTGAATACCAGGCTAAACAGTTAGAATTAAAGCAGCAGGTAATCGATCTGGCTAAAACAAAGCAGGAAGCTGACCGAGCAGATAAACAAGCCTCGTTAGATAAAATTCAGGCGATCCGGGATGAGCGGTTGGCTCGCGAGCAGCTCAATACTCAGATAGCAGCTAATAGGCTGGCTGCTCAACAGGCAGCTGCAAATCCTACTAAGCGTACAACTGATTTTACAACATTTGATTTAGATTCAAACGCTAAGTTTCAGGAGAGTACAACTAGAATGACTTCGGCAATCAATGCCGAAACTGTAGCGAGAGCAAGATTAACTTCTGAAAGTGCAAAAGCTGCTGCGACTACCAACAATCTCGCCCTTGTCGAGCAATCGTATGTAGCTGCATCAAACTCTCAGGCTACTGCTACCAAAGCAGTTACTTTAACTAAGCAGCAGTTGGCGCAGGCTCTTGCTGAAGAAAAGTACAGGCAGCAGCAATCTACTGCCGAGCTTAAAAATAATGCCAGGGAAATGCTTAATGCCAAAGGATCTTTGGAACAGCGCCGGGCAGCATTGATCAGATTGACCACGGAATACGACAGGCTATCAAAGGCGGAGCGCGACACTTCATGGGGCGTTAGGCTAAAAGATACCATTAAAGGTGTTAGTGATCAGGTTAAGGTTCTTGAGTTTGAAACAGGAAGGTACGGACGAAATGTAGGTAATTATGCTGACGGTATCGCTGCTTTTTTCGGATCTATAAAATCAAACATACTAAGCGCTATCGGCCCTATAGCATTGTTTACTGCGGCATGGACTGCTGCTAAAGCTGCTTTTAATCATAACGTTGAAATATCAGATAACTTTGTTGATGTTCAAAGAACAGCCAAATTATCTGCCGACGAAGTGGACCGTTTAGGTGAGCAACTTAAAAAAATAAACACCCGGACAACCCTCGAAGGATTATTGGATATAGGTTTTATTGGTGGCCGGTTAGGAGTTGCTAAGGAAGATCTGGTTGGTTTCGTTCAGGAAGTGGATGAGCTTGCTGTAGTTCTTAAAAAAGAGTTCCCAGGTGGCGCTGACGCTGTTGTTACTTCCTTGGGTAAAATTATATCAGTATATAAGATAACTCAACGCGAAGGGTTGACAATGCAAGAGGCCCTACGTAAAGTGGGCAGCTCCATATTGGAGGTATCTCATAATGGCGGGGCTACAGTTCAGTACCTGCAAGAGTTTTCTTTAAAGACTGCCAGTATTGCTCAGATTGCCCAGATATCACTACCTACCATACTTGCTTACGGAGCTGTGTTATCAAAGGCTGGTGTGCAGGCATCAACCGCCGCCACAGGTGTTACCAGATTAATATCCGACCTGTCTACAAAGCGGGATAAATACTTTGCTATTGCCCAATTGGCAGATAGCACGTTAACGCTTGAGAAATTTACCAATCTCATCAATACAGATACCAACGCAGCGCTGGAATCATTTTTCAAGGGCTTAAAGGCCGGCAATCCAACTCAGACTGAAACTGCTGATAGGTTACAAACATTGCACCTGACTGCCGGCCGGGTTAAAAGTACTGTTATATCACTGGCCGAGGCTCAGGATCAATTATTTGAAAAAACAAAGATCGCCAACAAGGGATATGAGGACGGTACCAGTGTAGCCCATAACTTTGAATTGGCTAATAACTCACTGGCTGCCGCGTTTGACAAACTGACCAATAGCGTTGTTAATGCTTTTACAAACTCTTCATTTTCCAGAAGGTTAGCAGAGTTGTTAAACGGATTAACCGATAATAAAACCGAGGCTGAACGGCTTTCAGATGCGTATCTTAATAATAAACACAGTTTAGATGAATTGGAGTCATCACTTGATCCAATTGTTAAAAGGTATGATGAGTTAAAGGGGAAATCAAAGCTTAACAGCGATGAACAGGAAGAATTAAGGAAAGTAACGGCTAAAATAGGGGATTTATTGCCGGGAGTTACTACCGCTTTTGATAACTATGGGAACGCCATTGATATTAATCGTGGTAAAGTTGAGCAGCTGACTAAAGCTCAGCGAGATCTATTGGAATTACAGAACAGGGATGCTTTAAAAAAAGCAAATAAACAATTTGATCAAGCTCAGGCAGCGCTACCAATTGCCAAGCAAGAACAACTCGTAGAGGTTACCCGGCCCCGTGATGCCATTGATAAGTTACAAGATTTGTTTGGCGGAGATATAAAGAAAGACAGGATTCAGGCCACCAAAGACAATATAACCACCTTAAATGACCAGGCTTATCAGGCAGCAAAAGCAGTAAGGACCTTGGGTGGGGAGCTAACCAAGGCTCAAAAAGCAATCATCGACTATTACGAGGTGCAGAACAAGCCTAAAGCTGCTGCCAAAACCCCTGCAACAATTGTAGGTGATGGTGAAGATACTACTACTGATACCCCAGTGGCAAGAACTGTAGATGATATCAAAGCCGATATTAAGCGTGTAACCGAACTTAAAAAACCGCTTGATGTTGCCAGTAAAGCCTATAAAGACTATGTGGAGCAACTTAAAGGGTTTAAAAAAGAGTTAAAATTGTCTGAAGGTGGGAAAGATACCGAAGCTATTACTGCCGAAAATCAATACAAAACAGCTTTAAAGTCTCGCAATGACTTGCAGGCAAAAATATCTGAGCTGACCAAAAAAGGAACAGATAAACAGCTTACGGCCGATGAGCAGGAGGTGGAATCTGTTAAGGACAAGTATAAAAAAATGATTCAGGCTGCCATTGCCTTTAATAATGACCCTGCGAATCAAAAGAAGGGGTTAAAAGTTGATGGTAGTGGGTTGTTACGGGCGCAGGATCGCGAGCTTGTAGCTTTGGATGATAAGCAATCTGCAGCAAAGCTAAAGATCAACCTTGATGATCAAAAAAAGCTTTACGATGATTTTGAGGCCTATAAATTAAAAGTAGGTAAAGAAAATGCTGATAAGTATTATGCCGATCAGATCGACACAGATAAAACCTATTTAGAAAGTCTTAAATCGAAGCGAGCTGCATTGTTAAATGGTGATCCTAAAGCTAAAGGAGGATCTGATGTTAATTCTGCGGCTGTTCAGGAACAATTAAAGGTTGTAGATAAAGAAATAGCTGCTGAAATAATTGCCAATAAAAAGAAGGACTCTGAAATATATGCTAATTCATACCAGGCAGCACTAACCAATGCTCAGGCCTTGTTAAATATAGAGACAGACTATCAAACAAAGGTGAAAGCCCTGGGCGCGAGTGCATCTGCCGAACAGATTGCCAACTTAACCAGGGAACGGGATCAACGAATCAAAAACGAGAATGAAGGCAATGCTGATCAATTATCTGGCTATGCGGATTTGTTGGAGCAGATTGATGGATTGACGAGGGAGCAAGCGATATCAGAACTTGAACAAGCTAAGGATAAATATACTAAGCAATTTAAAGATGGAACTGTAAAAGCTAAGTTTTATTTCGACAGAATCAGAGAAATAAATTCACGGGTTGATCAATACACAAGGAACGGTATTTTTAACGGACTATCAAATGCAATCAAAAATTATAAAGATGCAAAGAAAGCCTTTGATAATGCATCTTACGATACTGGGAAGAAGATCGCAGTAGAAGATGCCAGAGCAGATCTCTTCAATAAAATAGCCGATGGTGCTGAAGTTGCAGCTCAAGCTGTACAGGGCGTAGGCGAGGTTTTTGACAGTCTCGGTGTTGGCGGAGAAAAGTTGCAAACTACTCTGAAAAGTGTATCAGGAATGGTGTCAGGTGCCGGGCAATTTGCTAAGGGATACGCGACCGGCAACCCGATAGACATGATATCTGGATCTGTAAAATTCCTTACATCAGCCATTAGCCTTTTCAGCCATAAAGATGCTGACCTACAAAAAAAGATAGATGGCTATAAAAAGGAATTGGATCAATTGGGGGCCGCCTATAAGCAACTTGACCAACAGGTTAAAAATGCCGTTGGTGAAGATATTTACACTGACCAACATGCACAAATCAAAAACCTTCAGCAGCAACAGATCAAGTTAGGCCAAATGCGTGATGCTGAGGCTCAAAAGAAAAAGGCAGATCAGGGTAAAATAGACGATTATAATAATCAGATAGCTGATATTCCTAATAAGATTGACGATATCAATAAAGCTATCAGCCAAAACCTGATCCAGACAACCTTTAAGGATCTGTCGAAAAGCTTATCTGATGCATTTTCAGAAGCTTTTGCAAGTGGAGAAGATTCTGCCGGCAGGTTTGAGGATGTATTTAATCAGGTGATTGCTAATGCTGTTAAGAATAGCCTTCAATTAAAGTTACTGGATCCAATCATTAACGATTTTACAAATGACTTGACAGAATATGCTAAGCAGCATGAGAATAGTGTAGTCGGGTTTGACTTCGATACATGGAAAAAAGCTATCAAAGAAAAGGGTGATCTGTATACTCAAGGATTGGAGGCTATAAAGGATTATCTACCAGATCCTAACTCAAGCACCAACACCAGTGCTAAAGGCCAAATTGAAGCTTCAATAACTGAAGATACAGCTACCCGACTTTACGGAGTATTTGCCGGCACACAAACAGGGGTGCTACAGGTACGTGACGAAGTGAAGGTACTTAGTGCCAGCTTTGCCCAATCATATCAGACAGCAAGAGATCACTTAAATGTAACTATCCAGATCGAAGCTAACACCCGCAGGGGAGCTGATAATACTGAGGGCTTAATACCGGCACTAAAGGAAATTATTAAAAACACTGGTAGCACTACTTCCCTAAGAGGATCAGGATTAGGATAGTACTTACCAACCATTATAGGTAAAATAGGGGTTGGTAGTATAACCAACCCCTCAAAGTACCTTTGAAAAGTAACGCCAAAGCCGGTAATGATTAGCAAAATAAATGGGTACGACTTATATCTGGCATTTGGGATTAACCTTAATGGAGATCGGTCTACTGCCAATAGTTTTGAGGCCCCCAACGATGTAAACCCTGTTTTTTCGCACACTTGGGAAGATGGGGTGGTTGAGTATGATCTCGATGCCACTCCGACGCTGGCACCAAGAGTATTCACCATCAGCGGATATATCACAGTTGATAACGTTGACGAATATATGGCTACCCAAATGGCTCTTGAATCTGTCATTTATCAAAACTACGTAACCGTTGAAGATGATGGCGCGCTCGGGATCAAGGTCAATGCCAGACTGAAGCCCGGTACTATTAAATGGAATAGAAAAACACCATTGGATGGAGATAGGCAAATAGTGATAGATATGTCATTTCAGCTCGATGAAGTATTGCAGGATGCGCCTTATAAAGACGATGGACTACCAACGATCGCATACCTGGTTAACAACGAGCTTAGATATTATAATACACAAGACAATAAATTTTTGATTTTATAAGCATGGCCAAAGTAGTAAAGACGAATCAATTGCCAGTTATAACGGACCTAACCAATGCTAACGTAATAGGGTTAACATCGGCTGGTGTTGATGCGCAGTTTCCATTAGCGCAAATTGTAAGGAATAACATCGGATCTTTTAAAACTACTGATTCGGCACCTACAGGCCAATTGTTAGGCCAGAGCGTTGAGCTTGTTGGTGATGGAACTCCAGGATCAAAGCCAAGCGGCACGTATACCAATCTTTTAAAAGCAGCAAGTACGCCAATAGTAATACCTACACCAGCAACCGGCAATGGTATATTTGGTGCGAAGGCAACATGGAAGGGGACTTACTGGGATCCTATTTGGCAGGAATTACCATTGCCGGTTCAGGATCTTTCAGGATACACCCCTAAGCCTACGTTTGATACGCTTGCATCGTCATTTAATATAGTTACCCCTAATAATAAGGTAGGGGAGCAGCTGACAGAATCAGGAAGCGCATTTTCATTCGAAGCGCCCAGCTTTAGCGGTTGGGCTACACAAGCGCCTGCAATTCAGAATTTTGATAACATAACTTTCAAACTTCGTCAATATGATGCTTCTTTTCCTATCACTTCACTAAAAGTAGTCATCAGGGAAAATAACAGTACAGGAACCATATTATCAAGCAAATCCGTTACGGGGCTAACATTCGTTACGGGTACAGCTCAAAATATCAATGTAATGTTGGATGCCAATGTTCCTAATGCCAGCAATGTGCCCTTGTGGATAGGCATAAGCTGTAATGGTCGTTGTGGTAGATATGGTGGAGTAATAACTGGTACTACAAATAAGGCTCTTTACACATCTGCCCTTAATGTCAATACAGAGCCAGCAACTGCCGGAACCGAAAGTATATTCTTTGGGTTTTGGATCCAGTTTTATAAGCAAGGAACACCGGTATACAACGTAAAGCCGACAGCAATACCTACGTTGCCTGACAACTCTGTGTTATATGCTAAAACAGCTGCCGGAGATAAGCTTAAAACCAACATTGATCAGGCAGACAAAACGCTGAAAGATGTTACGCTTACAACCATTGTTTCCGAACAGCTTACACAGTCTGGTTCGGTATTGGACTTTAACACTTCGTCACCATCTACATCATGGGGATCTCAAATACCCGCTGCACAAAATTTCAACGGCATCAAGTTTGGTATGGGTTGCGGATATGTTGGAAATCCAGTTACCAGTATAAAGATCATTATCCGTGAAAATAATAGTAGCGGCACTGTATTGGTCACCAAAACGTTCACCGGGCTGACTATTACTACCGATAGCGTGATCAACGTGCTCACGCTGATGTTCGATTCAGTTATTCCTAATACCAGCAACGTTCCTTTATGGGTTGAGTACCTGACCAACGGACGATGCGGATTTTTTGGTAATACGATCACCACAAGTACTAATAAAAGGCTATACGCAACTGCTACAGATCTTACCACAGAGCCTGCTACTTTAACTAGCGATACTGTTGTGAAAGGGCTGTGGATGCAATTGCTAAATGTCTCTGTTGTTGGCGGCTTTGCTACAGCAACAGAAAATTATATAAAAACGCTTGTACCGTCATCAACCACAACTTACCCATTTGAATGCTTTATTAACCTGCAATCGCAACTGTACGTGATGCAAACGCAGGAAATCAATATTTACCTGAAGAATCTCATTTACTGCAACATGCCACTGAGTGATGTTGTCATCGACGTGGTTTGCGCTAAAGGCAGGCAGTATGCAGATTTTTGGAGGTATACCCCTGACACTACCGAAACGGGGTCATTTGTGCTTACAGTAAATGTTTATTACCGGAATGTGTTGTATACCACCGCCTCAACTACAGTTAATATTGCAGCTGTTGGCAATGGCAATGCAACCCGTAAAATAAACGTGATGGGCGATAGTACTATTGCCTCTAACCAGGAGACGATTGAATTAAATAACCTGCAAAATGCATCAGGCAATCTTTTAAAACTGACTCAAATAGGGATTTTAGGAGCTGGGGCAACTAAGCATGAGGGGCGTGGCGGATATACATTTGCGGCTTACTCTGGTGCTGGCACTGTAAACTACACATTCAATGTAGCAGGGGTTACTACCCCGCCTGCAATAGCAAGCGCCCAGTATTCAAACAATGGCGCTGTATTCCTCGTGCAAACTGTTAATATAACCAGCGGATCAGGTACGATTATATGTACACTTGTTTCGGGTACTGCTCCGGCATCATCAGGCACGCTTACTAAAACTAATGGCAGCGCTGGTGATGCAAGTATTACATTTTCTTCATTCAGCAGCGCTGCATCAAACCCATACTACAAGGCAGCCACCAGTCTCTTTGATTATTCTTATTACCTGACAAATAACAGTTTCACAATGGCTTCAGGCGATTGGTTTATTATTCAGTTAGGTATAAATGACTTCAGGTTTGCAACTGATGATGCAGGCGTTAATACCATGATCACAAGCTCTCTTGCTCAACTCGATCAGATGATAGCAAGTTATCAAAGTGCGGTATCTGGTGGTAAGGTTGGATATGTCATGACATTCGGCCCTGCAGGTAGTCAGGATGGCTTTGCAGCTACATTTGCTTCGGGTACTCAACGTGACCGTGTCGTACGCAACTTTGCGCTGTGGCGTGCTGCTGTAATAACTCACCTCGATACATCTGCAAAACGTACTGCTGGTATATATCTGATCCCTGCTAATCTTAACATGGATACCGATAACAATTTCCCAACTACTACCATTAACCTGAGTGCGCGGAATACCGGCACACAGATAACAGTCCTTAATGATGCCATTCACCCGGCCACTGCAGGTTATCAGCAGATCTCTGATAGTATTTGGGCATTGATCAAATTCATAGGTTAATTATGTATTTACCAATATATTTAAATGATGAAGTTATATCTCAGCTGCCAGTTTATGATGATCTCGCCATAAACTGGCAGCTAATGGGGCCCAATGAGATACAGGCTGAAATTGAATTGCCGGGTGTGCTTTATTGCCCCATCGGTTCATATATCATCTATAACAACCAGAACTATACAGTCAATACCATTCCCAGCCCTCAATTAACAGGAGATGCCAATGGTCTAAGGTATAAGTACACTATTATTTTTGAATCGTATTTATACAGGCTTTACGATAAAGGGTTCAAGCATCTAAACAATAAAACGTTCTCATTTTATGGTGATCTTGAAAGCTTATGCTATCTGATCGTAGACAACATCAATTCTATAGATTCAGGATGGACAGTAGGTATTTGTGATGACATGGGAGAAAAGAGCATCGACTTTGATAAACATACATGCCGTTCGGCTCTTGATACTATAGCAGAAGCATTTTCTTGCGAGTGGTATTTGAGTGGAACCGGCAAAACTATCAATTTTGTTAAGCAGGCTGGCAGCCTGACTACATTGGTATTCCAGTATGGCCGCAGGAAGGGGTTATACTCATTAGGTTATGCCTATCAAAGTGATGAAAATATTGTTACCAGGGCTTTCGGTTATGGGAGTAGCAGAAACCTGCCTAAAAATTACAGAGATGGCGCAACTGAACTAATGTTCGATGGCTTTTATCTGGAAAAGAATGTTTATAATAATAACGATCCAGCACAAGGATTTTTGTACAGGGTAAAAGAAGGTAATTATATAGATGAAGATATTTATCCTAAGATCAATGGGCTGGTATCGGCAGTAAGCGCGTATGATGCTACCTCAAGTGTATTTACCATTGGTGATAGCACCTTATCATTCAACCTAAATATATATTTTTCGACTGATACAGCGAAGGTTTCGTTTTTAACAGGTCAGTTGATGGGGCAGGAGTTTGATGTTCAGTCTTACGACAATACATCTAAAACCATCAAGCTAAAGGTAAATACTGACGCAGCCGGCAATGCGCTCCCCAGTGACGTAATAAGGCCTGAGGTTGGCGACACATACACATTGGTAGACATGTATTTGCCTGATGAAGTTGTGACAGCAGCAGAAGAGCTACTGCGCACGAAAACACAGGAATGGTTAAACGAAAATTGTATTCCTAGGGTACTTTATAACCTGGAGTTGGATCCTTTATACGCGCGTGATAACGGCATTATGTTAAAACCAGGAGACAGGATCACTGTACAGCATGCTGCACTGGGTATTGATGCATTGATCCGGGTGACCAGCGTTAGCTATCCGGTTAACTTTCCTGCAGTGATCACGCCTAATACAAAGATATCTGCTACCATTGCTAACTTTGTACCCTATACTACTACCGAACGGGTTATATCAGACACCATTGACAACCAAAAGGATATTCAGATTGTTAACCGCACCAATGCGGAGAGGGCCCGGTTAAACGCTTTGAACCTTAAAAAACTACAATCCCGGATATTTAACCCTGATGGTACTTTATTTACAGGTATAGACAGCCTGGTTGCTGGGATGGCCAGCTTTGGTTATGACTCACAGAATTTCAACCTGAATGATGTGACGATATCCCCGAATCATGAGGCTGATGCAAATGTATTAAGCATATCTGGCGGCCAGTTGGTGCATAGGATCTATAAAATTGAAGGATTTGGCTATACATGGGCGATTGAGCCTAATGAATGGACGGGCCTTGATCCGGTGAAGTTTTATTATGTGTATGCCAAATGCTCCAAAGTTGCGTTAACAGGTACCTGGGAGATATCTGAAACACCAGTAAACGCGAATGACATCCCTGGATATTATGCTTTCAATGTTGGCATCCTTTACGAAGTAAATACTGACGGATACAGAGACTTTGAATTTACTAAAGGTATGACATACATAGTGGGCGATCAGATAACCACAGGCAGAATAAAAGATATCACAGGACAAAATTTCTTTGATCTGAATAGTGCTCAGTTTAATCTGGGGGATGAAGCTGCCGGGCTTGACTGGAATATCACCACGCCAGCCACGTTAACTATCCGTGGCTTTACCGTAGCCAAAGTAGTCCAGGTTGGTTCTGATGGACAGATCAATGCTCGGATTTCAGGCGTGACCGATGCCGGAGCCAATTCTATCCGTTTCGCGGCAGGGCCTGCTGATCAGTTCAAGGTTCTTGATAACGGTAAAATGTATGCGACAAATGCCACGATATCAGGTGACATTACAGCCAACTCTGGAAAGATAGGAGACTTTAGCATTTTGAATGGGCAATTGGCCTTAAATGTCGATCATGATGGCAATGTTAACCAGGTGCTATTTGGTGATGATGTCCTCCCGGCGACAGCTCCAAATTTAAAGGCTACAGGTATTTTAAGGAATATAGTTGAAAATGAATTGCTGGGGACTGGGATCAACTATGCCCTGATACTTGAAGCCGATCATGCAGATACGAATGTCGCGTTAGAGATTGTAAATGGCGATATCCATTTAGGGCCAGGGGCTATAACTACGGCTGGTAAAACAGCTCCTACTGATTACGATATACAGTATAAGGGGGCTACTGGTGATAACAGAAAAATGACTTTTAAAAATGGGATATTGATAAGCGATGTCGCACTATAGTATCTTACCAAATAACGGTAATAAATCCCGGTCTTAATCATCGGCTATCTTTAGCCTTAAATTTGATACAATGAAATTACCTGATAAATACGCTTGGTTAAACAGTGAGGGAGCGCCGGCGATGCTGGTAGAAGCATTGCGGCACTTTGGGACAATGGAGCACCCCGGGAAGGGAAGCAATCCGGATATAAGCGAATGGGCTAAAGAAGTTGGGGTAAGCGGTTGGTACACTGATGATGATATTCCCTGGTGCGGCCTGTTCGTCGGAGTTTGTGCCTTGCGGGCTAAATATCCATTCAGTTCTAATAAACTACTTGCTGCCAAAGAATGGGCGAATTACGGCGTTAAGGCTGACACAGCAAAGCTTTGTGATATTTTGGTATTCCAGAGGCCCGGAGGAGGGCACGTCGGTTTTTATGTTGGGGAAAATGCTACTTCATATCTTGTATATGGCGGCAATCAATCAAATGCTGTTGGATTTTCTTGGATATCAAAAGACAGGTGTATTGCAGTTAGACGTCCGGCATACAGAGTTGGTATTCCTAAGAACATTAGGAAGATCATCCTTACAGAAGCAAGTGATTTAAGTATAAATGAGGCGTAGGGAATAACTAACATGGCTCTTAACGATATTAATAGAATAACATTTTCCCAGGTAGTAAAAGCGCCGGCAACTTATATGCTTATGGTAGCAGTTGCGATCATGATGTTTTTTGTTACCAAGTTTGGAAATGCATCTGACCAGGTCAACGTAAACTGCGAGGCTGAAAAAGCAGAGTTGCGAAAAGAAAACGCACAATACAAGGCTGACAAAGATGCCTTAACTACAGCCCTATTGGTTAAAAATGGGATCATACTTAAGCAGGCTCAGGATCAAGCCGATCTTGATAGCACGATACGAACAAAAGTAGGTAAGAAAGCAAAAAAGATAGTTAAAGAAAACTAAGATGAAAAATTTTAAATACTATATAGTTGCAGGTGTAGTGCTTTTACTGGTAGGGCTCCTTATTTTCAAGTATGTTGAAAAAAGCCAGAAGCTTGCTGACAAAGAGCAGGTGGATACGAAGGTAGCAAAACAGATCCAGGCTGAAGCAACAGAAATAAAGAAACAGGTTGATAAGAAAGGTATTGAAACAGTCCTTTATGATGTGACCGTAAATAAAGGTACAGCTCCCCAGCTGGCATCTAACGAGTCTACCAGAGGTATCATAGATACTACAGCGCTTGCGTTGGATATCAGAACAAAGCAATTAAAAGAAATACTAGTCATTAAATCGTCACTGGAAGCCGCAAATCTGAAGCTAAAAAAACAATTGGACAGCACCAAGCGTGTTTTCTATACTTATAATGGCAATGGCTTAAAATTAAGGTTTACCCCGCCTGACGCATCTGATAGCATTGGCAGGGCAGACTTTAGCGCCGATGTAAGAATAAAAGCTACGCAGTACTGGAAGAGAAATTGGTTGTTGGGCGCTAAAAAATCAATATTAGCTGTTTCTTCAGATAATCCTATGTTTAAAATAAACGGGGCTGATTATGTTGAGTTTGAGCAAAAAGAACCAGCTATTGGTGTCAGATTGCAAGCAGTAAGCAATTATAGTTTTTCAAGACAATCATTGAATATAGGACCGGGTATTCAGTTTGATATCAATCGTATTAGCCTGGTAGGCCAATATTATTATGACTTTAATAGTAATACCTGGCGGCCATCAATTGGGGCAAGATATGATTTGGTCAGGTTTTGAGAAATTCTTCTATTCTTTCACCTATTGCATCAATATCATCAGACGTGAACTCATGCCGGTTAATGTGTAGTTGTCGCCATTTATCTTCCCGCTTGATAACAGATCCACAAAAATAATTATTGATATTGATGTGCCATATATTGCTGCCGCTACCTAAAGGCACATGAATCCATACATTTTCAACACTATCGCCAACCGGTACATCAAATTTCAAAGTATCCATAACATTAACCAAAAATATCATCTGCTGCCTGATCCAAAACATCTTCCTTCCTGATATCATTAAGATACTGCTGGTGAACGGCCAACGACGAATGCCCAAGAAGCTCCATTGTAACCATGGGATTATTGATCTTATCAATAGCCATTCTGGCAAACGTATGCCTGGCAATGTGTGATGAAAGCGGTTTTTGGATGCCTGCCATTTTAGCCAAAACCTTCAAATACCGGTTAATAATTGTTGTACATCCTTCTTTGTGTTTGAGCCGCGCCCGCTCATTATCAAATTTAGTTGCTTTCTTATCATACTCCCAGGTAAAGAATGGGAACAGTCTGGAATGTTTGCCTTTATACATATCAACTATAGCAGTAGCTGCTGGTATCAATTTAATGCTTTGAGGCTTGTCTGTTTTATCTGCCCTATAAACGTACTTTCCGCTTTCAAAGTCATCTGTATAGGCCTGTAGTAAATCGCCTACCCTGATTCCGCGCAGGTATACCTGCATCAGAAATATATCCCTTGTGGCAGTCAATAAATCATCCTCTGGAAGTTTAAGGTTGACTAAAGCATCAAATTCTTGTGGCGACAATTTTTGTTTCAATGGCTTCTGTGTAGGCACTGTTACAGATTTTACTTCCTTGCTTACCCCCTTTTCAGAATACCTCAATATCATTCCCCTTATAAGTTTGATCTTCTTTTTAATGGTATTGCCATTGTTGCCGGCATTTGTGAGGTTGATGATCATTTTTTCAAACCATCGTTCATCAATGTCCGAAACAAGAATTGATTTATCTGGGATCTGTTTTTGAATAGCCAGCATTTTGTCATAGTAGCCAGACTTAAATTCTTTTTGTAACCTGGTAAGTTCAGCGTTGAAGGCTTCCTGAAGCGTAATCTCAGTAGTAGCTTTGAAGATAGATGACACTACTTTGTCGCCGCTTTTGATATCATATAGGTCGTGCTCCGCTTTGACATACTCTTCGTTTAAGTAGTGGTTGATTCGGATAGCATTAGGCACTTTGGATTTTAATCGGTTCTTAGCTGGATCCCAATCATCATGTTTACACCTGGCCAGTACTTTTCTTCTCACTTTCCTGTTAGTGATATACTGCAAAACAATGGGGTGGGTGCCATCTGAATATGTTTTTTGTTTATACAATAATATTTTTAAGCTGATCCGCAT